CACAAACAAAAAAGCCGCCCGTGAGGGCGGCCTTGTTGTTTTCCGGGGTTAGCAGAAACCTTTTTCTATTTCGTTATCAACTATACCACCTGGTGTGATTATGTCTATCACGCCTCGTAGTAGTAAGTCATCTAACAAGTTAGATACTATCTGTAACCTTGGGTCAGCTTCCATATTATCTTGCACAATATGTAGCATGCGCTCGATTGTGTCAGGTGCGTAGTTCATCGGTTACTCCAACATGTAAAGCACCAGAACCCATAGAGTCCATTCATGTATGTAATACGACCGACTACATCATCTATATCTAGGTTGGTCTTACAACCCTCGCACTCGAATACATCTATTACTTCCTTGGTTTTCACTTGTTGTCCTTTCCATAGAGTTGGTCTAACAATTCGCCTTGCTTGTTTAGATTAGCAATAAGGTTATCAATCTCACCCATTGCTTGCTTGTGTCTAATGCGTGTGCACTTGCCACATATCTTGTGTTTAGTGAGGGCGACTAGTAGGTCGCCCTCACTTCCACATTGCTTACATTGTGAGTTCATACCAGCGCCAAGTCTGGCGTGTTAACTGCACGCTTGAGATAGTTTTGGTGCTTGCTTGTAGTCATTGAATACTTTTGGGTATCTAGTATCCACTTTTCATCGGCTAAGTAATAAGTGCCGATACATTGACGATATGAATAGACTTGGTATTCGCCTTGTCCCTCGTCGTCTGACCACTTGCCCCAGAAATTACCAGCGTTAAATTCACGCTTGTGTACTATCTCATTCATTGCTAGTCGGGCGTTTATTCTTTTAGTCATTGCTTGTCCTTTTCTTAGTACCAGTTGAAATTAGTTAGGGCTAGTCCTATTACTAACCCTATTACTATCGGAACTACATACCACACTACGAACTCGCCTCTTTTGGTTAGTTTCATAGGTAGTCGTCTCCGTAAGGGATATCAACCTCGTCAGTCTCATACTGATTAGGTTCATTGCATTGTGGGCAATTGATAGTGACAATCTCGTGCTCGCCACTATTGCGTGCGTCATAGTCCCAAGTGTGTAGACAATTAGGACATTCGAGGATATCGTCGTGGAGATATGTAACAGGCATTACACACCCCCAGTCGGGTCAAACTTGCGTTCCTCAATTGCCTCATTAACACTATTGACATGGCACTCGCCAGACTCTAAGTGTTCAGGTAACCCCACACGATAACCATCTTGATATTGTTCAATGGTTAATGGTGTGGAACAATACGGACATGGTAGGCTGTCACCTGCCATGAGCATACGGGTTTGATACGGAATATATGTCATGCTAACCCCTAACTATGAAACAACTTTTGCTTCATGTATCTAAGATACACCCACTAGCCGACAATACTAGAGACGTTATCAAATTGTTATAATCGAACACATGTTCGGTCTCATACCCCCCACCCTTAAATACGGACAAATCGGACATGCCCGCCAGGCTTTACGGATGACTAAAAGGTTAATTTAGTGGGCAGTAGCCGATTTGATAATGAATGAGCGGTTTCCACAATCTTGGCAAGTACCTAAGACCATAGTGAATTTCTCTTTGACAACTTCTTTGGGGGATAACATTTTTGTGCTTTTGTTGCAATGTGGGCAGAATGCGTTGGGGGTTACTTGTCCCATGCTTGGGATTCCTCCAGTCTCTCTTTCATAGCCTTGCCTAAAAGCTCTAATATCTTATTTAATTCTTCTTCTGACATACCTTAAGCCTAGCATATTCGGGGGTTTGTGATATTTTGCTTATATGTTTACAACTTGGCTCTTGGAACAAGAGTACCGTAAAGACGATGTGGGTAAATTTGCTCACCTCGTCTATCAGGATTTGAACAATGGCTGTGCTATGGGCATAAAGAGCTATGTGGGCTGGTACGTTCATTTTGTTCGCTACCACAAGCATAATTCGCTAATTCTGCTAAATCTGCTGGACAATGCGCAAGACGAACACCTTAAGTCATTAACCCCCGAATAGCTTTAAAAATCTGCAATAATTAAAGACATGGAACACAGTAGCCAATTTGATAAAGTAGTAGACTTAGCACAGTTTCGTGCGCGTAAAGAAGGAATGACTGCTCCTGGTTCAAATCATCCTGCTTTCAAAGCATTGCAACGTAAAACACAATTAAAAGAAAATTTAAACAAAGTAGAAAAAGAAACACCACTCTTCGATTGGAATAAAGACTAATGTCAAGACAAGTTGAATTTGAATTAGGAAATAGAACTAATGCAGTATTTGCAATTAACCCTAGAGTTAGTACTTTAGAAGCTTTAAATCAAAGAGGGCAGTCTCAACCAATCAGTGGAGATTACATTCCTAAAGGTAAAAAAGGCAAGTCTTCAGGAAAGTTAAAAGGTAAAGGCGGATACTAGTGAGAGCTAGAAACGGTAAAGAATCTCGTCAAGTTATCTTTAGAAAAGGTCAAGACGATACTGAACTAGTAAGACGTGCTAAAGACGCTTCCCACAGAGAAGAAACAGGAATGCCAACTGCAGAAGATGTGCATACCTACAGACTTGCTAAAGGAACAGACACACGCAAAGTTTCTGATTTAGTAAACCAACCAATTAGCGGAGATTTAATGAAGAGAGCTAAAAGATGATTTACGACCCAGCATTAGGTGCAACCCGCGCATACCGAAGCGGTGTAGTTACACAAAATTTACCCGCGTCAAAAAAACTTTCTACTTCACAGTGGCGTAATATTAATAAAGGAATGTTTTCGGGACCTCGACCAAGCTATCAAGGCTATATGCTTAATGAGAATTCAAAAGATATTTTAAACCGTTCAAAACGCAATATGGATATGAGGTAAGTATGTTGCCACTAGCAGCAATTGCAGCAAGAATAGTTGGGCCAACAGTTGCAAAATCCGTTGGCGCACAATTTTCAAAAACAACTGCACAAAGCGTAATTAAAAGCGGTGTAAAGAATTATGCACAAGGCGCAGCTTTTAATATGGGAATGAACGCTGGAAGAAGCATGACTGAATTTACAAGAGGCGCTCAAGATAACGACGAAGCACGACAAGCTCTTATCTAACAATGGCTGAAACAAAAAAATTTGGACCTTACAAAGGTTCTAAAGCTAATGGTGGTCGCCCTATTTATGTTTACAAGAAAAAGGTAGGCGGTAAATGGGTTACTACTTCTAAGAACAAAGCCCGTGCTGACTATGAGTCTAAGAACGGCAAAATTAAATCTAAAGATATTACTGTTGACCATAAAGACAATAACCACAATAACGACTCTAAAGGTAATCTTCGAGCCATTTCTCGTAGCAAAAATACCGCTAAAGAAAACAAACGTAGAGCCGGTAAGAAAGAAAACGAGAAATAATGTACGAATATAATGTAAAGAAAGTTATCAAGGTAGTAGACGGCGATACTATAGACGTTGACATTGATTTAGGATTTGATGTTTCATTAACCAAAAGAGTTCGCTTAGCCGGTATTGATACCCCAGAAAGTCGCACTATTGATAAATTTGAAAAAGAATTAGGGTTAGCTGTTAAAGACTATCTAAAGCATTCCCTAGACAATATTAAAAGGATTGTTATTAAGACCGAGCTGCCAGACTCTACGGAGAAATACGGTCGTATCCTAGGTCATCTATTTATAGATGGTAGTGAGACTTCTTTTAACCAACACCTAATTGACGCAGGCTATGCTTGGGGTTATGATGGTGGTACTAAAAAGAAAGACTTTGCTGACTTAAAAGCAAAGCGTGAAGCGTACGAGGCAAGTAAAAAGTAATAAACCACAACTAGGAGCATAAACCGTGTTACAACACAAACATTTATTGATAAACGCTAAAGTTCAAGACCCAATTAAATCTGAAGAAGATGCTATTAAATTTCTTATTCATCTAGTTCATCAAATTAAAATGAAAATTGTTAGAGGCCCATTTGCTTCTTATGTAGACGTTCCAGGTAATCGTGGACTAACCGCTATTGTAATGATTGAAACTTCACACATTGCTTTTCATATTTGGGATGAAAAAGACCCATCTGTATTACAATTTGATTTATACACCTGTGGTGATTTAGACAAAGACTTTGTATTAGATTGTCTGCGTGAACGTTTTGATATTGTTTCTATGGATTACGCCCTTTATGATAGAGAAGTTGGGTTTAAAATTATAGAAACTGGCTCGGAGGTAAAAGGTGGAACTAACTAAGACTCAAGAAAGAGTCTTTACGTCTGACGACCGTTGTGACGCATGTTCTGCTGCAGCTCAAGTATCTGCAACTTTTATAAATGGTGAATTACTTTTCTGTGGTCATCATGCTAGAAAATCTGTAGTTACATTAAAAACTAAAGCACTTAATTTATATGACCCTGAAAATCAGTTAGGTTTACTTAGCATTCATTAATTTAGTAAAATAGAACCTGTACGCGGGAGAATTTTACTTGTTTAAAAACATTAAATTACGTATTTTATTATTGCTGCCAAGTTTACTGGCAGCTCTTTTGGTATTTAAACCTACAGACTCTTTTGCAAATGCAGCACCTTGTGACACCTATCAGGTAAACGGTGGCGACCAAGCGTTTTTAATGAACTTAAATACTCCCCTTAAATGGGGAGAAACTGTTTATACAAATAATATTTATGTAAGTCCAAAAGGAACAATTACTTTTGGCGTAGGAGATTACACATTTTGGACTTTTCCACCAAGTCCATCTATATCAATTGGTTCTTGGGATTATCATGCATTTCCTAACTCAGAAATTCCTGGAGTATGGAGCCCTGGATGGGGTTATGGTAATGATTTATATGTTAGATATGGTTCGACTGCAACGTCTATATGCGTTGACTGGAAAGTAATGGTATGGGGTCAAACAACTGGAAGTCCCGTATATATAAGAATGTTGGCAGAAGTAAATCCAGTTAACTATACTTGGACTCCAACTTATCAAGTAAGTTCTAACGCACCAGGAGGTGCAAGATATGGTGCTAGATATGTTCAAAATGGTCAAGTTTTTCCATTAAGTGTTCAAACTATTACTCAACCACCTGTTCCAAGCCCTACACCTAGTCCTACTGCAACCCCTACACCAACAGAAACAGTAACGCCAACCCCAACGCCAACAGTAACACCTTCTGAAACCAGTTCACCTAGTCCAACTCCTGTAGAACCTTCACCAACAAGTAGCCCAACACCAACCCCAACAGAAACGCCATCTCCTACTCCTTCTCCTGAGCCAACTCAGACTCAAAATCCAATTGACCCAAATCCAAATCCAGAACCTGACGTGACAGAGCCTGACGAACCATTAGTAGACCCAACGCCGGAAGAGACATTAGAGCCAGAACTAGAACCAGAACCTTCTTTTTCACCTGAACCTACTCCTATTGAAGAACCTGTTGACATCGTATCAGAAGAAGAACAAATTCAACAAGAGGCTTTAGAAGAATTTAATCCTGATTACGAATATCAATTAGATGAAGTTATTCCTGCATCAGAAGTTCTTGAAGAATTAAATGAAGAAGAAACTTTGGCTTTTCTTGAAGCATTAGACCCAAATCAGCCAATTGAATACGTTGAAGGCGTTATTATAGAAGCAGGAGTTGCACTTGTATTTGAACAACTAGATAATCCTGCTGATTTATTAGCAGAAGCCTTTGACAATCCGGGACAAGTATTAGAAGCGCTTGGTCAATTAGGCGCTGATATGACAGAAGAGCAGCGCGAAGACTCACAGCAAGTAGTTGTTGCAACAGTCATCGTATCCCAAGTTTTGGGAACAATGGCTCTTACAACAACTCCTCCTGCTCCAGCACCATCAAGCGGTGGCTCTGGCGGCGGCGGCGGAGGAGGCGGCTCTGGTGAAGGCAAGAAAAAGCTAAAACCAAAGAGCCGTAGAAAACCACAGAAAATAAAAAACCACAGGAGGATAAAGTGATAAAGGCCTTATTAAAGCCTTTTAAATGGGCCTTAAAAGCTCTAATTTCCCTGGTCAAATACATCGTCAACATTCCTGTAGCAATAGTTAAGTTCGTAGTAAAAGTCGTTAAAGCAATTGTCCAGGAAGTTGTTAAAGTAGTAACTAGTTTTGCAGTAGGTATCTATAACCTAATTGCTTACGTATTAAAAAAACTATGGAAACTTGTAGTTTTTATATACGCCTGGTTAGTAGAAGCATTTATTGAAACACTAAATCAATTATGGACTTTACTAGGTATGTTTGCAGCATGGTTAGTTTTAGAAGGTAGTGCAAAAACAATAGTTGGATATGCAATTATTTTAGTTCTTGCACTTTGGTTAGTAACTATACGAATAAGGAAAGAAGAAGAATAATGGCAAAAGAAGTAAAGTTAGACGACGAAAAGAAAATGGGTGCAGTTAGCGGTATTAAGAACATCCTATTTAGGATAATCGCTGTATTTGCAGCTAATGGTCTTGGAGTTATTGGTGCTGGTGCAATTGTAGGTATAGATACCTTAAGTGCAGTCATCCTTGCAGGAACTCTAGGTGTTGCCACTGTAGTTGAAAAATTAGCAAGAGGCTTTATAGATGATGGTAGACTAAGCATTGAAGAAATCAACTCTGCCTTTAACTCAGTAGATAAAAAGGCTGAAAAGTAGGAGCAAATGCCTAAACACAAAAAGGAACCATCAAAGACTTTAAAAGCTGGTGGTGAGCCTCACAAAGTTTACAAGAAAGATGGCAAAGTCATTGTTGACCACACTAAGAAAAAAGGTGGTAAATGGGACAAGATTAACTTGACCAAAATGGCTGATACCAAATCTGTTAAACAAGGCGTTAAAGAAGTAAAAAAGTGGCATAAAGAAAATCCACATAAAAAGGATAAGAAGTCTAAGTAAGTCGTTTACAAGTAGCGTCGTCTTCTGTGATAGGGTTCTATTATGGAAGACGACAGCATACTTTTAGAAGCCCATAGCGTGGTCCGTGGCCCTCGTCAAGATAATTATGACCATCCACTAGATAACTTCACTAGAATTGCTAAATTATGGTCTGTAATCCTTGAAAAAGAGATAACCCCAGAACAAGTAGGTCTTTGTATGGTTGCTCTTAAAATATCCCGTGAAATTCATAGACCCCAAAGAGATAACCTAGTTGATGGGGCTGGGTATTTTGAAACAGTTCACCTATTAAAAAACGAGAGGATTAAGCGTTTAGCAAGTGAAGTTTTCCCTTTGGATGAATAATTAAAGGTATGTCTGAAATGAACCAACTTAAAAACATGGAAAAAGCTATTCCTAAAATGGGTGCAGCAGCTAAAGGTGTTCTCGGTTTAGTAGTAGGTAGCGCCCTTGGTGGCGGAAGTAAGTTTGGTAAAACTGAAACTTCTAATCGCATGGTAGATAGAGCCCATGCTGCCAATGTAGAAGACGAAATGAAAAATAGAGACTCTGCTAGAGAGATTAAAAAAGGCAAACAATTTTCTCAATATAAAGCTGAAGAAGCAAAACAATCACATAATCAAGCTTTAGAAAAACAAAGATTTGAAGCTGACACAGTTCATGAATTTGCTACAAGATACCCACATGCTACAGAAATTAAACATGGCGGAACTTCAGTTAAATTTAGTAAAAGAGGTTCTTCAAAACCTGCTTCTCCTACAACTGGCTCAAAACCAAAAAATGTTAAAAAAGCTAATAACAAAAAAACTAAGTAATCAAGAATTAAAGGTAGATAGAGTAGAAAACATCTCTCGAGCCAATTCTAGAGATTTTAGAGACGCCCTAACTCGTGCTAAAGGCGCAATTGATGGGGTACCTACGGAAGCGATGCAGTGGATTAGATGGAACGTTTAACTAAAGCATTTGAAGCCTATAAAGAGGTTTCTAAAACCGTAAAAGACTCACGATTTGGTATTCGTAAACTTCCGGTAAGTAAAGAAGAACCTTTGTTTTTTTCTTACCCACAGCCAGGAAGAGGCCCCAACGGGGAGAGCTCCAACTAGTTTAGGTAGTAAAATTATTACCTGTATCGTACTGTAATACATAGAGCTTTTGAAAGGATTTTAGTGGCAACATATACACCGAAACGACTTGGCACAATGCCAGTCCAACTATCAACTAGTGGCAGCTCAGCGCTTTATACATGCCCAGCATCCACTTCAGCGATTATTAAAAGCATTATTGCTGCTAACACATCTGCTTCAGCAGTTACTTTTAACTTTTCAATAGTAAGCGCAGTAGCAGCTTCTTCCGCTTTAGTTTCAGGAGTAACTATCGCTGCTAACTCAGTTTTAACAATGGATAATCTATCCGTTGTTTTACAAGCTGGGGAATCATTTTTTGCATCAGCTAGTGCTGGAACTTCTATAACTCTTACAGTTTCAGGAGTTGAAATTTCCTAATGGCAGTTGTAGTTTATGGGCCTGTTGTTAACGCTGTTAATAACGAAGGTCATCAAGAAATTTTAGTTTCAACAGTTGACCCTATATCAGCAAACGGAAAAAACGGCGACATCTGGATTAAATACACGCCTTAATAATTAGGAGAACAATGCCGGGCTATTTAAAAGACAGTAACTCTTGGAAACAACTAACTAATACTTATGCAAAAGTTGGCGGTTCTTGGAAACAAGGACAACAAGCTTGGGTAAAAGTTGGTGGTTCTTGGAAACAATGGTTTTCATCTGGTATTTCAGATTTATTTAATAGGGTAAACTCTGCTGGAAGCCTAGGTACAGCTCTTTCTGGACAAGCATGGACTAATCTTCGCGGTGTTTGGAATATTGTTTCAAACCGTGCTCAAAGTTCTTCTGGTGGTTCAAACTATCCAATGGCAACTATTGACCTTGGAACTACTCAAAATACAACTTCTACTGCTTCTATATCTGGAGGTGGAGCAGGAATTGCTTTTTGGGTAACGGATACTAATTCTTGGTGGGTTGCAGCAACAGATTACAATCTAAGCAATTATGCAGTAAATACTGGATGTTCTACTTGTTGTGCTTGTTGCATGATTTATGATTGCTTTAACGACTGCTGCCCTATTATTACTTATTGCGTTCCTTCAGGTAGATGTTCAAGTTGGAACTGTAACTGTTCTTCTTGTTGTTCTTTTGCTAATAAAACTGATAGATTTCACTTTTTAAAGATATTTAGGTCTGTAGCTGGTTCTATTACTAATCCTGTTACTACTAATTTATTGACTACAACTTTTGATGGACACAACTCGGGGTCATACACGCTAATAGCTAAAATTAGATTATTTTTAACTAGCACCCTTATTACATTGCGTGGATACAATACCTCTGATACCCAAATTGGTTCAGGAACTACCTTTGTAGTTTCTGGCGCGGCTCAAAGTAGATATGGCGTTGCTTTAGCTCCTGCTACTCAAAACGCATCTGACTCCGTAGATGACATTAACGTAGAGATAGCGTAGTATAGATATATGACTGAAATGCCTAATAGACCAGCTAGACCTTGGGATATATTTAATAAAAACCTTAATAACATAGCTCCGGCTGTTGCAGAAGAGAGAATTAATATATGCCAGTCCTGTGAGTTTTTTGTTAAAGCAACACGTCAATGTAAAAAATGTGGTTGCTTTATGGATATGAAAACTAAGCTGTTAAACGCTGAATGCCCTGTTGGAAAATGGGGTCAAGTATCCGTTTCTATGACAGAGGAGCAATAATGGCAGAATCTTTAGATAATCTTTTTAGTCAAAAAATGCCTTCATCGGAAAACATAGTTGTTGTGATTGTTGATAAGGCAGCTAATAAAGTTATTCAAAAAATTAGTGCTCATCCAGATTTTTATGCAAATATGAAAAAACTACAAGATGGAGAAGCGTTGGTCATTGCAGTAGATGACCCGTACTCTGTTGAAGTAGGATACGACTACATACCAGACTAAGGAGAACAAAATGGCATTTGCAAACCCAACACCACAAGGTGCAAACCCAAAACCACCTCATAAAATTGCTTTTATCATTGATGGTGTAGTGGCTGATACTATTCACGTTCCAGATAGACTAGCAGCAGTTTTATTAAGCGAACCTAGAATTGTTCGTATTCCAGATGAATTAGAACCTGCAGTAATTCCAGGTTGGAAGTTTAATGACGAAGATGGGTTTATTGACGATAAAGAGTGGCAATTAAGAAACGAAGATGCCGTTATGAGAGACCCTAACTTCCCTCGCGAATCAGACCCAGCTTAATTACTTATAACTTTTTTTAACCCAAAAGTTTTTTCTGTAATTACCTTTATGGTTATCTCTAGATTGTTTTAATGCTTTTGCTATTCTTCTAATATTTAAGTGCCAAGTACTAGTCCATTCTGCTCTTTTAATAGGCAGCACTTGTGCTATCGGAGTGCCTTTAGGAATAGTTCCAATAAAATCACTTTTAAAAAATACTGGTATATTTCCTGGAGTATTCCATTTATCTGCATCCATAATTCCAGATACTGCCATGAATGGTAAATCAAATCTATTAAACGGATGGGTCACTAATAAGCTCCACCCTCTAGGTGTTTTATAACCAACTTTAAGATAAATAGCAATTCCCTCATGAGAATACCCAGCAGGAGGAACCATGTATTTTCCAAGTTCTAAAGGTCTAGCATGTAGTACTTGGCTATCTTCATCCCATTTAAAATGTTTTACACCGTTTTCATCTACCGATATATGTAGGTCTTGGTCTAACCTAATAATCCAACCGCTTGCCATTGCATCAAAGTAAGGCATGCAAGACCTTAGCCCTGGAGTCTCTCCATCTGAAAGAGTTAATTCAGATTTCTTATACCATTCTGGGATAAATCTATGGGCTGGAAGCGGAGATAGCACAGTCCCTACTTCTGGATAGTGAAAAAAGTGCATTATTTTTTTCATACCTTAATCGTAGCAGTAAGTTTGTGTTGGGCGTGAAAACGGCTGGTAATCTAATTAGAATTGACCTATGGCGAAATCTGAAGCGTGGCAACGCAAGGCGGGTAAAAACCCCAAAGGCGGCCTTAATGAAAAGGGACGTAAGTCCTACGAAAAAGCTAATCCAGGTAGTAACCTTAAACCACCGGTAAAGCGTGAGCAGGCGAAAAAATCGCCTAAGTCCGCCGCCCGGAGAAAGTCTTTCTGTGCTCGCATGGAAGGTATGAAAAAGAAAAATACGTCTTCTAAAACCGCTAACAATCCGAATAGCCGAATAAACAAGTCCCTACGCGCATGGGACTGTTAACCAAACTCTAGAGAATAGGTAAAACATGGCAGTAAATAACAACGGGAATTTATTAGATTCCTCAAGCAATGTTGCCGTTGATTTTGTATGGGGTAACGTTCCTATGCAACCAAACGATGACCGTGCTGCTTCAATTAGCAATTTCGGTGGAACTACTGGTTCTGACGAAATTCAATATCAAACAGCAGTAGTAACTGCAGCTTCAGCAACTGCTGGAACCGTAACTTATACTGCAACAAATACATTCATTGCTGGACAGACTGTAACAATTACAGGTTTATCAACAGCTGCATTTAACTTAACAAACGTTTTAATTGCAACAGCTTCTTCAAGCCAATTCACTGTTACAAACGCAGCCACAGGCTCAGCAGTAACTGGTGCAACAGCACAAGCAAAAGTAGTTATTAGCTCACTTCCTGGTGTTGGTGCAGATTATGCATGGGCAGCAACTACACAAGTTGCAAGTGGACGCCTAAACGTAGTAACCCCTGCATTTAACAACCACAACATTGCAGAAGGTGAATGGGCAAGTTATCCATCATTTACAGCAGCAACCGGTAACTACATTGTTACAGCTGCAAGTGGAAATGGAACAACTGTTACATACACCGCACAAAATAAATTAGCAGCAGGAGACACTGTAAATATTACAGGTCTTACAACTTCTGCATTTAACTTGTCATCAGCAACAGTAGCAACTGCAAATGCAACTAGATTTACAGTTACAAGTGCAGTAGGAAGTGGTGTATCAATCACTGGTCAATACGGCAAAGTTGAATCTACAACAGCAGCCGCTTCAGGTGATGGAGCATTTGTTTCAGGAACTGCATACATCGTTGTACCTAGCGTACTTGGTGATACAACAGCATTAGCTCTTGATGAACTTTTGGATGCTGGTTACGAATTAGCTAACATTACAAATACCACCGGAGTTACAAATACAGCTACACAGCCAACTCAGATTAACGTTACAACAACTACTGCCGCAACTGTAACCGTCTCTGGCGGAACAAGCACATGGCCAGTAGGTACAAAGGTTACTATTGCAGCTGGTACAGGTATCCCAGCAGCACTTGTTGGTACTTGGTCTGTAACTGGTGGTTCAGGAAGCACACTTGTTATCGCAGGTACAGGATGGACAGTTGCCGACACAGGCGCTATCACACCTGGAACTTGTTTAACTGGTGCATCTGGAACAGTCAAAACCCAAAGCACAGCAGCAAACGCAGCAAGCATTGCTACAACTGCCACGATTACAATCACCTCTTGGGCCTAATAACCCAAATAAAAAAGCCCCTGGTTATCCAGGGGCTTTCTTTTTTTAACGTTTAGAAGTTCGTCTTTGTCTTCGTATAACTACTCGGTCGTGTTCTGTGGTACCAGCCCATACTCCCATTATTAATGGAGTTGTTAGTGCGTATTCAAGACAGTGAGATTTGAATTCACAGGATTTACAAATTTTTCTAGTATATTTAATATTTATTGCGCCTTCCGCTGCATTGTTTGGAAAAAACAAATCAGGGTCTGTTTGGGCACATGGTTGTGACCCATCAAAAAAAGGTGCTTTAAATTTATCAATACCAGCGTTTTCGCTCCCAGTGACTCCATGCATTACATGCGCTCCCGTATCTTTTATCGATATAAGCTAGTCCGGCTATTATTTGTTCTTTGGCATCAGAAGTCTTTTTAAATCCGTAAGCTTCCCAAGTTGAATCTAAAAACTGTGGGATACCATAAGCTGTTGAATTTTTATTCTGAGCTTTAGGATTAAAACGACTTTCTTTGTTCCATACATTACGCAAACATTTCCATTCTTGCAAGTCCCAACCTTCTGCATGAACCATTAAAAACGCTAAGGCTTCTGCATCAAAGAATTTTGCATATGGGCTAATGATTGCTTCTCTTGCATCTGTTCTACTTACAGAAACTGTAACACGAGTTAATTTAACTGTTGTTTTAGGTTCTGTTGTAGCCGCCATAGTTACAGATTTAGGTTCTGTTGGCGGAGATGCTATTGCCGGTGTAACTATAAATGCAGCTACTACCAACAATGACACACATGAGTGTGTTATCTTTCTGATATTAAGCAATATTCTTGCTCCTCTCAGGTATATCTAGCCAATCAAACTTTCGTACTCAAGTCAAGGCGAACTAAAAGTATTGTTTTTAGAGTGACAGGTGTTACTAAAGTAATGTATAAATAAGTAAGTACACGTGGCATTACACGGACAACAAACTGTTTAGTTAAAACTACAAACAGAAATGAACTATTAATGACTCTCATGGATTGGGCAGCTACCTTATCCGGCTTTGCAGCCTTTTTAGGAACCGTCGTTTTATCAGTACGATGGATTGTTAAATCATACTTAATAGAATTAAAACCCAATGGCGGGGGTTCAATAAAAGATGTCGTCAATGATATTAAGCGCGAAATGGTAGAAGTCCGCGTATCACTAGCCCGCTTAGAGGGCAAGTTTCATCAGCATGTTGAGGAAACAAAAGACTAATTTAGGCTGACGCTCCCAACTTCTTTGGGGCAGACTTTATAGAGCCGGTAAAAACGGCACAACCTCTAGAAGGAAGAAATATGTCAAAATCTATGAAAGCAGCAGCATCCTCATACGCACGTTCTTTTGCAGCCGCAGCTCTTGCTGCATTTTTAGCAACTGGTGGAGATATTGCATCTCTAAACGCCGATTCACTTAAAATGATTTTAAGTGCTGGTGTAGCAGCAGTACTTCCAGTAGCAATGCGTGCTTTGAATCCAAATGATAAAGCATTCGGTAAGGGTGCTAAGTAAACCTTGTACATTCAATGGAAAGACGATAAAAACAAACAGTCTTTTAAACCAAATGTTTGGACACCTATGGTGCTCAACGGTAAAGACGCTATTGACCCTACAAAAGAAGGTCATTGTTTTTGGGAAGCACAATTACATTTGACTCTACCTAAAACTGGTAGACCAACATATGTAAAAATGAATTACTCAAGAGACTATAAAGGCAAGAACGACACTACTGGTACTAATACTTACGCTGTACCCGAAGATGTCACTTCTGTGCAGTTTACGTTATTTTGGTATTTCAATGCTAAACCAGGAACACCTATTTCTTGTATGGTTTATCACAACGGAAAATCAGATATTGTTTCTGAAATTAGACAATTCAAAGGACTGATTCATTAATGGGCTCACCTATTAAAGATGGAAAAATTACCACACCTTATAAAAAAACAGGAAAAATGTGGTCAAAAGGTTATCACACTGGTGTCGACTATGCGTGCAAAGAAGGCACAGACATTATTGCCGTAGCTGATGGAAAAATTGAAAATGCATCTTGGGGAAAATCTTATGGAACCCAAATTGTGCAAAAAGTAACAGGTGGGTGGGTAATCTACGCTCACCTTTCAAAGTCTCTTGTTAAACCAGGAGACACAGTATTGAAGGGCCAACATATCGGGGAATCCGGTAATACTGGCAACTCATCTGGTCCTCATTTACATTTTGAAATGAGAGACAACATTCGCTGGTCCGCTGGGAAAGACATTGACCCTAGCGCTGTATTAGCGTCGTAATTTAAGATAAACTAATAGGGCAGGATGACCTCCTGCCCTATTGTCGACTTAGGAGAATAAAATAAATGGCAACAACACCCAAAGCACCTACACCTACAGTAGTTTGCGATATTAGTGGTAAACAAGCTCATTACACAGTTCCAGCAGATAGATACCCAGAAGCTGCAGGAAACTATGCCTGGGATTGCTTACCTACACATTTAGGCGCTGCAGCAGCAAGAGGAGAATTTCCTTTAGCTGAACCAGGCGCATCAGAAGAATAATTTAATTTATAGGGCAGACTATCTGCCCTATATTTTTAGGAGATAAATATGGCGATTAAATGTGCAAATTGTGAAAATGACGCTCATTTTACAATGGCAGACCGTGGAGTTAGACCGGTAGATTATTGCAATCGTTGTTTACCAAAACATTTACTCCCTAGAGCAATTCGTGGCGATTTTAAATTAAGAGAAGAACCTAAAAAGAAAGCTTCCAAAGCCAAGGCTGAAGAATGAAAACAACAAGGGTAAAAGCCAAACAGGCTCACCCTGTTCCTAATAAAGTAACAAATCCGACAGGTCCCTTTCCAAGAGAACTATTTAAAGAATCTAAAATTGTTGATGATTATCAACCAGCTTTAAATGAAGATGGTATGGATTTTGAAAAAGGAGCTACGGCTCAAAATAATTTTAAACCAATATACTTGTATTGCGGTGATTGCGACTCTAAAGTATTATCTACAAAAACTAACGAACATGAGTGTTAATGGCTAGAAAACCTACAATTCCTTCTCTTGAAGAGTTGCGTAAAGATTCTCAAAAAGCAGTAGATAGATGGGCTTCTACATATCTAACTCCTGAAAGAGTAGATGATTTTAAAAAAACTATAACTGAGTCTGCTCCTGAAGATTATGAAGTAACCGATTCTAGAGAACCTGAAGATACTTCTTATACAACACAAACAGCACCTACTAAGAATCCTAAAAGACCTAGAGCTTTAAAACTTGCATATAGTAAACAAAGTGAAACTTTAGTAGTTAGATTTAGAGACGGAACTTGGTGGGGATACTACGGAGTTCCTGTTGAAATGTGGAACGAATTAAAAGCTAGTGAATCTACTGGTGTATACTTAAAAGAATCTGGTTTAGACCAATGGCCAGATATGGGTGCATTTAATCCAGCAGAAATGTCTCCGGGACCAAGGACTCAATTAAACAACTAATATGAAAACAATCGGGCCACTATACGTTGATATTGTTAACTACGGAAAACGTGGTTTTATGCCTTTTATTGAAAAAGGCTGGACTAGCGAAATTGAACCTCCGTTTAGAAAAGGTAAATGTTTAGTATTTAGAGTTCCCTTTACTAGACCAGGGATTGCTTTAGGTGTGTTTGGTAAGTCAAGACTTGAAGAAGCCGAAGCCCTTTTATCTGCTATTGAAGGTAGAGTGATACCGTTATCTAAATGGTCTCAGGAGGGTGTAAGTGTTCAAGAAGACTACTAAATGGGATAAGCCATTTTCTGAAAAAATTAAAAAAAGAGTTTCTAAGATACCTACTGCTGAGTTAGATATGTGGGCTAGCCAATCTTTATATGAACTTGGAAGATGCCTTTCAGCTTATGAAAAAAATAGAGAAGATGTTTATTTACAAGAAGCTCTTACTGGAGCAGAAGCTTTACATGCAGTTTTAGATGAATTACATAATAGGACTATTAAGCCAACACGCTAACTGATGTCGGAACATCTACTATTAACGACTATATGTAATAATAGATATGCCTCTCTTCCTTTCTCTCCCGTGTGGTGGCGGCACTCTTATGGCCTGGGTTAACTCCTAGGCCATTAGTTTTAGGCCTCGATAGCACAGCGGTAGTGCATCCGCCTTGTAAGCGGAAGGTCGTCAGTTCAATCCTGACTCGAGGCTCTCTGATGTCCTGTAGCTCAATTGGCAGAGCACTCGACTGTTAATCGAGTGGTTATTGGTTCGAGTCCAATCAGGACAGCATATTGGTTAAACTTAAACTATCGTGTTAAAGAATTGGAAAAAATGAACGAGCCAGAATTAGAACTTCTTGAAGAGAACGAAGAGCTTTTAGAAGAAGAGTTTGAAGAAGATGAAGATGACCTTCCTCCCGAAGAGGAAGACGAACTTGATGAGTTATCTAAAGAATTTGTTATTAAATTAGTAGATAGAACTATGCAGTTTATGGAAGCCCTTGTTGGCCATGACCTTCACCCATATCAAAAACCTTTAGCACGTCGAATTATTGAATCTGTAATTATTAATGATGGTGAAGAAGTAACCGCTCTAGCTGCACGTCAATCAGGTAAATCTGAAACTATTGCTAATACAGTTGTTACTCTCATGGTTTTATTACCAAGACTTGCAAAGATGTATCCAGATTTACTAGGTAGATTTAAAACTGGTATCTGGGTAGGAATGTTTGCTCCAGTTGAAGGTCAGGTTGAAACTTTATTTGGACGCGCTGTTAACAGGCTTACTAGTGAAAGAGCGCAAGAAATATTAGGTGACCCAGAAATAGATGACAGCCTTGGTAAAGTTCCTGGAGTTACTAGACAGATTAAACTAAAGAACTCTGGTTCTACTTTAATGATGATGACAGCTAACCCAAGAGCAAAAATTGAATCTAAATCTTTTCATCTTATTGTTATTGACGAGTGTCAAGAAGCAGATGACTTTGTAGTATCTAAATCTATTTCTCCTATGTTGGCTTATTACTCAGGAACTATGGTTAAAACTGGTACTCCAACTACAAGTAAAAATAACTTTTACAGGTCTATTCAATTAAATAAGAGAAGACAAACAACTCGAGGCAGTAGACAAAACCACTTTGAATGGGATTGGCGCGAAGTAGCTAAAGTAAATCAAAACTACGGAAAATTTATTAAACGAGAAACTTTACGTATTGGTGAAGAATCTGACGAATTCCAAATGTCTTATTCTTGTAAATGGCTACTTGAAAGAGGAATGTTTGTAACTTCTACAATTATGGACGAACTTGGAGATACTTCTCAAGAAATTGTCAAGGCTTGGCATCGTAGCCCTGTAGTAGTTGGAATTGACCCAGCAAGAAAACTAGATTCAACTGTAGTTACTGTTGTATGGGTTGATTGGGATAGACCAGATGAGTTTGGTTATTTTGACCACAGAATTCTTAATTGGCTTGAAATTCAAGGCGACGATTGGGAAGACCAGTACTTTCAAATAGTTAACTTCCTTTCTGCATACGATGTGATAGCTGTTGGAGTTGATGCAAACGGAGTTGGAGATGCAGTAGCCCAACGTCTTAAGCTTTTGCTTCCAGGAGCCGAAGTTCACTCTCTAGGCAGTAGCCAACCAGAGCAGTCAAAACGTTGGAAACATTTAAAGGCTTTAATTGATAGAAGGATGGTCGGTTGGCCAGCTCATGCAAAGACTAGACGATTAAGAACCTGGAAACGTTTCTACCAACAGATGACTGATTTAGAAACTAAATTTACTGGACCTAACTTTTTAGCCAAAGCCCCCGATGAAGCCCATGCTCATGATGACTTTGCTGACAGTTTGGCTATCGCTTGTAGTCTCACATTAGATTTAACAATGCCCTCAGTAGAGGTCAGTTCATCGCCTTTTTACAGGTAAACTTGATTTTAGCCTGACATAAAGGTAAAAAAGCAGAACACTTTTATTAAGGTACCTTAAATAGAAATATGGAGTTTTAAATATGGCAATTGCACCAGCGCCTAAATTTCCAGAGCGCCCAGGTAATATCTATGACCGTAAAATGGCCGGAGCAATTCCTGGTCAACGTGGACCTCTTCGTTTTGAAGAAGGATTAGCAACAGACACAGATATTCCACAGGAATTCTCTAACGGAGCCTCTCAAGGTTACACACCTGCAGCAGGACGTCCGAATCGTAATGCACCAGTTCACACTAAGCCAGCCGAAGAAACAATGCGCGAACGTGCACATGTTGGTTCAGCAGCTTGGGTAGAGGCACCAAATACTCTACAAGAATTTGCTACTGGTTCATTTGCTGATTATGCAGAAAACAAAATTGAAGAAGTTTTCCGCGATGGTTCACATCAACAACGTTTGAACCCTGCAGTAGTACAAGACTAGTAATCTCACTTAACCTGTCTAACTAACTTGTGTATTGCAAGTTGGTCAGGCAGGTTTTGGAGCTTGAGGACATATGGCATTAATTTCAGGTAAAGAAGTAAAAGAGGGCCCTAAGCAGTTACCTGCTAACCCTAAAATGTGGAACATGCTTACTATGCAAGCACGTACTAAATTTAATGTTTATCCTTCTCCAGCAGCAGCTCACTGGGTTCACGCTCGTTATACTCAAATGGGTGGAAAATTTGTTCAATCTAAAAAAGAAATAGACCCAAGATTTAGAGATTATGCAAAAGAAAAGCAAGACAAGGTTAAAGAAGAACAAAATAAAAAAGTAACTAAGCCTGTTGGCAAAAGCCAACTTAAAGGCCAGCGCCACAGATAACCGTGGCGAAAAATATTAGTACAGTTAATAGTGCTAAGATATAACAAATAGTTTGGAGAGGATTAATAGGTGACAAGCGGCCTAGACTTTTCCCCTCCTAGTTATAGGGCAGCGTCCTCTGATTTAACAATCTCTATATCCCCTCTTGGATTAGTAGAATTAGCTGATGAAGAATTTGAGGTTCACGGTCCTCGTCTAAACCGTTATTCATTGAACTGGGCTATGTACCTAGGTCATCATTATTCTTATCGCCGTCAAACTGGTGAAACCCAAATGGTGCTCAATTATTACAGAGCATTTACAGATTTCATTATTAACTTTACATTTAGTAAAGGTGTTCAATTTAGAAGCCCTAAAGAAACAGAAGCAATTGTTCCAGATTTATTAGAACGTGTATGGGAAGTAGACAACAACAAAGCAACAGTACTTTGGGAAATTGGTCAACAAGGTGGAGTATCTGGTGATTGTTTTATTAAAGTTGCTTATGAAGAAGCATGGGTAGACCCAGCTGGTCGTCAACATCCAGGTCGTGTTCGCGTACTTCCATTAAACTCTTCTTTTTGTTTTCCAGAATTCCATCCACATGACCGTGAACGTTTAATTAGATTTAAATTAAAATACCGTTTTTGGGGTACATCTCTAGAAGGTACACGTCAAGTATTTACTTATACTGAAATCTTGACTGATGACATTATTGAAGAATACATTAATGATGAACTTATTGACTCACGTCCAAATCCACTTGGTGTTATTCCAGTTATCCATATTCCTAACATTCGTATTTCAGGTTCTCCTTGGGGCCTATCTGATTGCAATGACATTATTCCAATTAATAGAACTTACAACGAAGTAGCAACTGACATTGCTGACATTGTTAATTACCACGCTGCTCCAGTAACTGTAATTATTGGTGCTAAAGCTTCTCAATTAGAAAAAGGCGCTAACAAAGTATGGGGCGGTCTACCAAAAGATGCAAAGGTAGAAAATCTAGAAGGTGGCGCACAAGGTCTTAAAGGTGCAATGGATTTCCTTGCAATGATGAAAAAAGCAATGCACGAAATGGTTGGTGTACCAGAGACTGCTCTTGGACAAGCACAACCTATTTCAAATACATCAGGTGTTGCTTTGTCTATTCAGTTCCAACCTTTAATGAATCGTTACCACCAAAAGATTGTTCAATACGCTCATGGATTAGAGCGTATTAATGAACTTATATTATTGAACTTAGCCGTAAAAGAACCAGAAACCTTTACTTGGGACCCTAATACTGACGTAGAACTAAAAGAAGGTCAAACTCCACAACTAGATACCAATGACCAATTAACATACCGTTCTTACGTACACTTCCCACAACCACTTCCATTAGACAAGTTAATTGCTCTTAATGAAATTCAATCATTGCTATCTCTTGGCTTAGAGTCAAAAGAAGGTGCTTTACGAGTTTTGGGTGAAGAATTCCCAGCAGAGAAGTTGAATGAAATCCGTAAAGAACTTCAAGACGACGCAATAGCCGATGGTGCTCTAAAACTTCTACAGACTCAAATTGAACAAGAAATTATGGAACTAACAGGAACTATGCCACCTCCAGAACCAGGGGCCCCTAGTGCTGGTAAAGGCGCTGGGGCAGGTATGCCTACTCCTATGGTTCCTCCAACCCTTGATGATGCAGCCATGGCTTCAAAACTAGGAGAGACTTCATTAAGGACACAGTTAGTAACTAAAGCTTACGGTACAAAACTTCCTCAACGAAGAGTTCCGCAAGAATACGAAAAATAGGTAAAATAAGCATTTTAGGCTGAAAATTTCGTGTTGTAAGGCAAAATTAAATATAGATAGAAACGTTTGGTCAAATGTGTTATTAATTCGGAAAACGACCCAGAGGACACTAAGGATAAACTATGTCAGAAGTAACAGAAATGAATGTAGAGGCTTTCGCAGCCGAAGCAGAAGCAGTATCAACAGCACCTACAATTGCTGAAACACCAGCAGTGGTAGAAGAATTAAAAGGCAAGAAATTTTACACAGAAGACGATTTGGCAAAAGTAAGAAGCCAAGAAAAAGAAAAGCTCTATCCTCAAATTGATAAATTAAAGGAAGAACTTGAAGTCTTAAAGAAGGACCGCGAAGAAAAATTGGCTCACAAGGCAGACATTGAAGCCGAAGAAGCAGCTAGAGCAAAAGCAAAAGCTGAAGAAGAACTTGAAGTGCGCGACCTTCTAAAAGTAAAAGAACAAGAATGGCAACAACAGCTAGAAGCTGAAAAACAAGAACGCGAAAGAGCTTTTTCTTTATTAGAAAGAGAAAGACAATTCGCAGACCTACAGTCTTACCGTTCACAACGGTTAGAACAAGAACGGGAAAATATTATTCCTGAACTTGTTGACCTCATTAGTGGAAACACTAAAGAGGAAGTAGATGCAAGTATTGAGGGTTTGAAAGAACGCTCAGCACGCATCTTAGATTCGGCACAGGCAGCAATGCAAAGTGCACGAAAAGAAATGACTGGAACGCGTGTGACAACGCCTCCAGCAGGACCTATGGAAACTAATTCGGAACAACGTTCGTTCTCTGCACAAGACATCTCGTCTATGTCAATGGAAGAATATGCGAAGTATCGTCAACGCCTCTTGAGCCCAAGTGCTCAAGGCAAAACGCGCGGACTGTTCGGCTAAACCCACAAATACAAAACTAACAAGGAGTCCAATCTAAATGGCATCTGGTATTACGGGTACCGGCAATCTCGCCGCATCCCCAACAGCGTACTCAGGTACAAACACACAATTGACTCAAGCGATTCAGACAATCTGGTCAAAGGAAATCCTTTTCCAGGCTATGCCTATCCTTCGCTTTGAACAATTTGCAGTTAAGAAAACTGAACTTGGTGTTGCACCTGGTTTACAAATCAATTTCATGCGTTACAACAACTTGGGATTTGCAAGTTCCCTAGTTGAAGGTGTACGTATGCAAACAAACGCATTAACAGCACAACAATTCTCAATTACAGTATCTGAACACGGCTATGCATTAGCAGTTTCAGAATTGTTATTGAACGCTTCCTTCGATGACGTAATGGCTTCTGCCTCACGTCTTCTTGGACGTAACATGGCAATTTACCTAGACCAATTGAGCCGCGATACTCTGTACAGCGCAACCTCAACAATCTACGGTGAAGACCGCTCAGCTCTATCTGCAGTTAACAACTGGTATGCCTATGGCACAACAGCTGCTAACCGTGCAGCAATGACAGGTGCTTTCTACTTAACACCTCACACAGTTAAGGATGCAGTAGAAACACTATCAACCAAGAACATCCCAAGGTTAGGCGAAACCTACGTTGCGTTTGTTCACCCTCATCAATCACGTCGTCTACGCGACATGCCTGAATTCATCGAAGTAACGAAGTATGCCGCTCCAGGTAACTTCATGCTTGGTGAAATCGGACGTTTGTACGATTGTGTTTTCATCGAAACCACACAAGTACTAAAGGTTACAGGCGGTGCTGGTGCAGGTTACTCAGCTGATACAGCTGTTGCTAGCCCAACAGTAACTCCTGGTGGAGGTTACACAACACCAGCTACCTTTACAGGTAACGGTGCAGCTGACCGCTACGATGCAATCTTCATTGGAGATAACGCATTTGGTCACGCAATCTCACTTCCAGTAGAACTTCGCGATGGCGGAATTCTAGACTTCGGTCGTGAACACGCATTAGCTTGGTACTCAATCTTCGGACTTGGTCTAATCACTGACCAATCTGTAGTTATTGCAGAAACCAACTAGTAAGTAATTCCGTTGGGGGCGGTTCAAAAAACCGCTCCCAACACAAACAACAGCTATTAATACGGAGGATATAAAAGTGGCAAAGGTAAACGATTTCACCGGCCGTCAAAAAGAAGCTCTTCAAAAACAATTTGCCGAAGAGCAAGCACAACGTGCTACAGAGATGTCATTAGCAACTGCAGAAGCCCAAATTAAATTGGAAACTGAAGTTATTGATGCAACAAAACCATCAGTAGCAACCGTCATTGTTGAAGATATAACAAAGATATCTACCCAAGATGACACAGTAGTTATTAGAGTAGTTGAAGATATTGAAAACATGACTTTAGGTATCGGAAACAACTATAGTTTTAAGGCAGGACAAAAGTACCAAGTTACTAAGGCAGTAGCCACCCATTTACAGGAAAAAGGCTATTTAGCTGGCGTAATTTAATAAAAGAGTTACACAGATAGCGGGCTCTTGTAGCCCGCTATTTTGTTTATAAAGATTTTTTAAGTAATAACTGACAAGATTTAGTGGTAGCGTGAGGAGTAATCTGTGGCCCTACTAGCAGACCTACTTTCTAGGGTCCGTCTAGAACTCGGTGACGAGGCTAAGCAATTCGTATATTCATCCACTGGTGATGGAACGAAGACTAGATTCTACGTAAACGCTAAACCTGTTGAATTAGACAACCTCACAGTGTTGGTTGCTGGAACTCCTATTCCATATCCTGCTGGATATACCATTGAACAAAAAACTGGAATTATTACTTTTGCTGTAGCTCCTGCTAATGGAGCCAGTGTGAACGTAACAGGCGTAACCAATAGATACTTTTTAGATGATGACCTTTGTATTTTTATAAATACTGCAGTAATTCAACATTCTCATAATAGGACTGATGGCACTGGAAGTGCTATAACTTTAGCATCTATTCCAGCAGTAGAGGAATACCCAGTAGCAATTCTTGCTGTTATTGAAGCCTTATGGGCATTAGCAACTGACGCTGCATTTGATATTAATATATTTGCTCCAGATGGAGTAACAATTCCTCGTTCTGAAAGATACCAACAATTAATGCAAACTATTAATCAACGTTGGGAACAATACAATCAACTGTGTCATGCATTAAATATTGGTCTATGGCGTTTAGAAATAGGAATACTGCGTAGAGTATCTCGTCTTACAAATAAACTTGTTCCTGTATATATGTCACAAGAAATTGATGATGGTAGAAGACCAGAACGTGTTTATATTACAAATGACCTTAATGGTAGAACGCCAACACCATCTACTGCTCAAAATTATGACATTGTTCTTTATCAAGGAGATTCATATGAATGTACATTTAACTTTCCATTTAATACAACTAACTTAAACTTTAAAGCACAAATTAGAACTTATCCTAATGCTCCAGCATTATATGGAACATTTACAGTAACTAAAATATCTCAAACTGATGCTTTAAGTGTTGTTAAAATTGAACTTACTAATTCTGAAACTGAATACTTACCTAGAAGAGCTTTCTGGGACTTACAAGCAACATCCACTGTAGACCCTGATTTCCAGCAAACTTATATTAAAGGTCAGGTGTTTGTTACACAACAGGTGACACTTGACTAATGCCTTGTAACCAAGACCCGTGCGTGTGTGGTGCTCAAGGCATCACTGTAACTCCTCAATCTCCTATTGTTATTACTGTTAATTCTCAACAAATAAATCAATCTGTTCAATCTCCTATAAATGTTAATAATGGAACACAAGGAATTCAAGGCACTCAAGGATTACAAGGCCGCCAAGGTTTACAAGGTAATCAAGGTTCTCAAGGTTTTCAAGGCACTCAAGGTATACAAGGTGATTTAGGTCCACAAGGAATTCAAGGTTCACAAGGAGTACAAGGTGAACGTGGATTACAAGGAAGACAAGGAACGCAAGGCACTCAAGGTATACAAGGTGTTCAAGGCTCTGATGCATCAATGCAAGGACCTCAAGGTATTCAAGGTTATTTTGGTCCACCAGGTAATCAAGGTCTACAAGGCCAAAGAGGTTTACAAGGTAACACAGGAATACAAGGTGCATTAGGTTTACAAGGCTCTGATGGTGCACAAGGTGCAACAGGTTCTGGTTCGCAAGGTATACAAGGTATACAAGGCCAACGTGGGCTACAAGGATTTCAAGGTTTACAAGGTGTACAAGGTTCTAGAGGAAATCAAGGAACTCAAGGTGCGCAAGGAACTTTAGGTTCACAAGGTTTTCAAGGAACATTAGGTTTTCAAGGAACGCAAGGTGCACAAGGTCAACGTGGTATTCAAGGAAACTTTGGAACACAAGGTACAGATGGTTTGCAAGGCAATCAAGGTTTACAAGGTCAACGTGGTGTACAAGGTAACCAAGGATTACAAGGTCGTCAAGGAACACAGGGTGGGCAAGGTACACAAGGTATCCAAGGCGTTGGAATACAAGGTAATCAAGGTATTGCTGGCGCAGTAGCTGCACAAGGAATTCAAGGACGTACTGGTTCACAAGGCGCACAAGGTACGCAAGGAAACCAAGGTCTACAAGGTATATCTGGTGCATTTGCTGGACAAGGTATTCAAGGTACGCAAGGTATTCAAGGCGAAGCAATACAAGGCGCTCAAGGTTTACAAGGACCTAACGCTGCAATTTCATTTGGTCCAACTCCCCCACCAAGCCCATTAATTGGTGACAGATGGGTTGACTCTAATAGTGGAATTGAATACACATGGATTGACGATGGCACTAATCAAACTTGGATTGAAGTAAGTGCAAGTGGTTTTTCTGGAGCACAAGGTGTTCAAGGTCCATCTGGTTTTGGTGCACAAGGTTTGCAGGGTATTCAAGGTGACCCTGGTATTCAAGGTATACAAGGTGGATTTGGTGTACAAGGTTTAACTGGTGTTGGATTCCAAGGAACACAAGGTTCACAAGGTGCTCAAGGTTTTGGTTTACAAGGTTCTGATGGTGCACAGGGTGCGCAAGGTTTACAGGGTCCTAATGCAGCAATTACATTTGGACCAACTCCTCCAGTATCTCCGTTAATTGGAGATAGATGGGTTGATTCAAACACTGGTATTGAGTACACATGGATTGATGACGGAACTAACCAAACATGGATTGAAGTTTCAGCTTCTGGTTTTGCTGGTTCTCAAGGTATACAAGGTCCTGCTGGAACTATGCAAGGTACGCAAGGCTTGCAAGGTTTTGAAGGGCCCGGAACTTACACAATCTCTTCTACTCCACCAGTAGGTCCTGCAACTGGAGATACTTGGTTAGATTCTGATACAGGAAAGATTTATATTTGGGACGGACTTGAGTGGTTTGAAGCATACGGAAACAATGATGGTCTTCAGGGAACTCAAGGTATACAAGGAAATTTTGGTATTCAAGGGCTTGATGGTTTTTTTGCTGCTCAAGGTGTGCAAGGCCCACAAGGACTACAAGGAAACCAAGGTAGTGGAACGCAAGGTGGGCAAGGGCTACAAGGTAATCAAGGACCTATTGGATTAAGTGGAATCCCTGTTGGTGGTTCTATTGGTCAAATCCTTGCTAAAAATTCTGCCACTAATTACGATACAATTTGGGTAGACACTGATTTAAATCAAATAAGCCCACTACTACTAATGGGAGCATAAATGGCTGTTGCATATAAAGTCCTAGGTCAAGTTACATCTACAGGAACAATTTCAACTTATGACACTATTGGTGCTCAAGTAGGTGTTGGTAAATCTTGGTTAGTTTCTACAATTTCTATTTGTAATCAAACTGCTTCTGCAGTAACTTATCGTCTTGCAGTAACTTCAGCACTTGCTCCAGCAACATCAGAGTTTATTGTTTTTGGTGCATCTATTCCAGCAAACGATACAGTTACATTAACTCTTGGTATTACTATGGAAGCTGGAAAATATTTAAGATGTTCTTCATCTTCTTCTAGCGTTTCATTTTCCGCATTCGGCACAGAAATCTCATAACACATGGCAGTAAGAAGAGCGCAAGCATCTATCTTATCTGGTGTTAATTCAGCAGCTAATGGTCGTACTTTAGATTCAGGCTATTCTCGTGTTAACGCTGGTTATATTCCAACTTCAACATCTTCTGTAGTTCCATACACATCTTCAACAACATGGTCACGACCAATTAATGTTCATTGGATTGATATTGCTTTAGTTGGTTCTGGTGGTTCTGGTGGGTGTGGTGGAGGAGCAAGAACAGCCGGAGGCGGAGGCGGAGGAGCTGTATTTCAAGTTAATCAATTTTATGTAGGAGATTATGATACTTGGTACATAATTATTGGAAGCGGTGGTACGGGATGCGCTGGCGGAGCTCAAGGCAACTGCTGTTGTAATCAATGGGGACAACCTGGCGGGCCAACAATATTTACTCCTACATCTTCTAGTTTTAATTTTGGTGTTTATTCAGGAGTTGATTCATCAAATTTAAGAAGAACATTAATTGCACCAGGCGGTGCTGGTGGTGGACATCCTTGTGGAGGAATTGGTTCATGGACTATCGCAACTTCAGGTGGTATGGGTTCTAATAGAGAAACAAATAATCATTGGGGAGTTGTTAGAGAAGATTTTTCTGGAACAAGAATTGTGTATTCAGGATTAGGTGGAAGAGGTGCTGCAGGAAGTTTTAATACTGGTACAGGTACAGGATTTGCAGGTGGAGGCGGTGGTGCAGGAGGACCTGCTCAACAAAGTTTTGGTAATCCTCCTAGCAGTAACAATAATCCTGGGCCTGGTAAAGCATTGTTAACTCCTTTTTCTGGAACTTACGGTACTGGTGGACGTGGTGGTGGAAATGCAAATGGAGCATTTGGTACTGGTAATGGTGGTAATGGGGCTGAAAACAACTCTGGGTTTACTTCTTTTGGTGGCAGTGGTAGAGCAGAAATAAGGCAGTATTTTTCATCATGAGCATTAGACGCGCAAGTACTTCTTATTTACATTCTTTAGATAATACAAATTCTTTTGGTACACAAAAAAGAAAATATTCAAATGTAGCTGCAGGATTAGGAACTGCAATATTTTTTACTAGTAATGCTCCATACACTAGACCAACAAATGTTTTATACATAGATTTACTTTTAGTTGGTGGCGGAGGAGGGGGAGGACAAAATAACTATGGTGGTGGCGGTGGCGGAGGTAATATTTATTACATTAAAAAATTATATATAGGAGATGCTAACACTTATTTTTGTTGGATAGGTAGAGGTGGAAGACCAGGTGGCGCTACTGGTTATAACTGGGGCCAAGCACCAGGTGAAGGAGATATTGGAGAACCAACTCGTTTTACAACAACTACTTATGACACTTTTAGTTGGGGAGCGTGGGCTTCAGTAGGAGATGCAAAAGCAATAAACTCAATTGGTGGCGGTGGTGGCGGAGCCAACGGTCAATTTGGTTTTCTTGGAGGACCCGGCGGTGGTTCTGGAAGTAACGCAGGATTTGGAACTTCGGGAAGATTATCTGGTAGTGAAACTTGGAACGCGGGTTATGGATTTAATGGTGGAGCTGGTTCAGGCGGCGGCGGAGCTGGTGGTGGAAGTTCTACTTCTCAAGGAGGCAATGCGTCTGGTAATACTGGTGGTAATGGGGCTGATGGTCCAAACTTATTAGCACCACTTCCTGCAACATTTGTTAACTCATTAGGAAACACAATTACTACAAGATTTGGTGGCGGAGGGGGCGGTGCTGGTGCATCAGTAAATGGAACTGGTGGAGCAGGAGGCGGAGGAAACGGTAGCTCTGTTGGAACACCTAATACTGGTGGTGGAGGCGGAGGCGGAGCTGAAGGTGGTTCTGGATTAATAGTTATTTGGGAACATAGAAATTAGGAGACTTATGGAAGAAAAAGATGCGCAGTACTTCGCTTGTTTAGATGAAAACAATAAAGTTATTACAGTAATAGTTTGTTCTTCAGAAGAAATAGTTAATTTTCCTGGAAGATGGGTTGAAACTTTTAGAGATAAACCAGGTAAAAAGTATGCGGGAATCAACGACACATACGAAGAGGCATACGATGACTTTTTCCCACCATTAGATTGGGTTCCAAACGAAAGTTTAATTGCAGAATGGGATGACCAATTACGTGCAGAATATGGATATCCACCTGCATCTGAAGACGTAAGACCAAGTGAATAAAAGAAAAACACACTAAACTAGTAATACATTAGATAGGATTTTTATGCCATTTGGGTTTCCTTTAACTCCTTCCATAGGCCAGACGTATTCAGCGGCTGGTCGTACTTGGATTTGGAATGGAACCGCGTGGGACTCTTTAGGTACTGCTCAAGGCTTAACAGGTATCCAAGGTTCACAAGGTGACCCAGGTGCGCAGGGAACAACAGGTACGCAAGGAACTGACGGTGTTGCTGGTTCATTAGGCGCACAAGGTACACAAGGTTTACAAGGTTTTCAAGGCCCAAATGCTGCAATAAGTTTTGGTGCTACTCCCCCAGTTTCTCCACTTATTGGAGACCGTTGGGTTGATAGTAATTCAGGAATTGAATATACCTGGATTGATGATGGAACAAACCAAACATGGGTAGAAGTTAGCGCATCTGGTTTTGCAGGAACACAAGGTGTTTCTGGTGCACAGGGTTCTCAAGGTATTCAAGGTTCCGATGCAAATATGCAAGGAACACAAGGTATACAAGGTTTACAAGGCGAAGCAATACAAGGTTTACAAGGTATTGCTGGTAGTGCACAAGGTATTCAAGGACCACAAGGTTCTAATCCTTTAATTACTTTTGATACTGTTCCACCAGTTTCTCCATCGGTTGGTGACAGGTGGATTGATTCTAATTCTGGTATTGAATATACATATGTAGACGATGGAACAAACCAAACATGGGTTGAAACTTCTGCATCTGGTTTTTCTGGTGTACAAGGTTTACAAGGTGTGCAAGGTTTACAAGGTTCAGATGCAACAATGCAAGGTGTTCAGGGAACAATTGGTGCACAAGGAACAGATGGAACAAGTGGAACACAAGGCTTAACAGGTTTACAAGGAACACAAGGTTTTCAAGGTCTTAACGCAGGAATAAGTTTTGGTGCAACTCCTCCAGTATCACCTTCACTTGGTGATAGATGGGTAGATTCAAATACAGGAATTGAATACACATTTATTGATGACGGTACAAATCAAACTTGGGTAGAAACTTCTGCGTCAGGTTTTTCTGGTGTACAAGGTATTCAAGGACCAACAGGTGCAGGATTACAAGGTGCACAAGGCATACAAGGCGCAGGAACTTACACAATATCTCCAACTCCTCCACTATCACCATCAGTTGGTGATACTTGGTTAAATGAAGATGACGGAACTGTTTCTGTATGGAATGGTCTTGAATGGTTCGAGTCCAACACAAACTTATCTGGTTTGCAAGGTATTCAAGGATTGCAAGGATTATTTGGTTGGCAAGGAACTCAAGGTTCTAATGGTCCGCAAGGTGTGCAAGGTGTACAGGGATTACAAGGTAACCAAGGTGTGCAAGGTTTAGGAATTCAAGGTTTACAAGGTAATGCCGGAACTGCTCAAGGTACGCAAGGTATTCAAGGCGACCAAGGTGTGCAAGGTATTCAAGGTTTATCAATTCAAGGTACTGCTGGATTGTTTGCTGGTCAAGGAGCAAACGGTACTCAAGGTTCAACAGGTTCTCAAGGAACTCAAGGTTCACAAGGATTTGGTTTACAAGGACCTCAAGGCCTTAATGGAACTCAAGGTATTTCAGGACTTTCTGGATTAAATCAAACTAACTTTTATGATGTTGTAAGAGATTATGCAGTAGTTGCTGGTGAATCTGATTCATCTTCAAAAATACAACTTGCGTTAGATGCTGCTAGAGATGCAGGTGGTGGAACTGTTTATATTCCATCTGGTTTATATAATTTACAAAATAGATTAGAAATTTATACAGGAACCACTTTATTACTATCTCAAAAAGCTGTTATGTTTAGAGAACACAACACCAATATGATTATTAATGGAAACGGTGGCGGTTCTTATACCGGATACGATGGTCAAGCAAATATAAAGATTATCGGAGGTATTTGGGAAAATAGAGCAACAGCATTCCCAACTACACCTGCTATGTGTATAAGCATCGGTCATGGTCAAAACATTATTATTCAAGATTTAACTGTTACTAACGTTGGTGGATACCACGCTATAGAAGTTAACTCTAGTAAAAACGTGAGAATAACTAACTGTAGATTCTTAGGTTATTTAGATACTGGAGGACGCGGTTATTCAGAAGCAATTCAAATAGATTTAGCTAAAAGTTCTGCAGTGTTTGGTGCATTTGGTACTTATGATGATACTCCTTGTGAAGATGTAGTTATTGATAATTGTTATTTTGGAGCTTCTGGAACACCTGGAACTACAGCCTGGCCTACAGGTATAGGAACTCATTCTTATACAGCTGGTTACTATCATACCAACGTTAAGATGGTTAATAACCAGTTTGATGGATTAACAGAATATGCAATTAGAACTTTTGTAATGTACAAGAATTTAATCATTGCTAACAACACAATTAACTCTTGCTATGGAGGAATTGCAATAGGCCTTGATGGTGGGGCGGACGATACTACAACTACTCAAACAGTTCCTCAACAAAGTCAAAATATAACTATTAGTAATAACATTATCCTTAATACAAATGGAACTAACGCTATTGCTCTTTGGAACGTAGATGGAGCAGTTGTTACAAATAATCAAATACAAAATGTGACAAGGACTGGTTCTAATCTAGGAGATGGAATCCTATTTGTTACTGTTGTTGATGGGGTTATTGCTAACAACAGAATTGAAGACACTTCTCAAGATTGCATAGATGTTAGAACAAATTCTTCTGCCGTAATGGTTGCAAACAATATAACTAAAGACCCAAGCCAAGTTACAACCAACACGCATAACCATATCTACTTTAGTGACTCAGTAACTAACAGCTCTATAATTGCTAATAGAGGGTTTAAACAAGGTTCTAATATCGCTTTATCAGGTATTTTAATAACTGGTACATGTAGCGGTATGAGAGCTTTTGGTAACCACTATGGCTCAGCAGCAACTACTGCATTTTCAGACGCTAGCAGTGCCGTAACAACAACTACAAACGCATAGGAAGGTGAGCCATGGCAATTGATTTTCCCAATACCCCGTTTTTAAATCAAACTTATACATACTCCGGGCGCACCTGGTATTGGAACGGTGTTTCTTGGAAAGCAGTTGGAACTGCACAAGGTGTTGCTGGTATTCAAGGCAATCAAGGTTTACAGGGTGTTCAAGGTTTATTAGGTATTCAAGGTGATTTAGGTTTACAAGGAGTTCAAGGTGTACAAGGTAATCAAGGTCCTAACGCTGCAATAAGTTTTGGAACAACACCACCTGTATCTCCATCAATAGGTGATAGATGGGTTGACGCTAACTCTGGTATTGAGTACACGTTTATTGACGATGGTACAAACTTAACATGGGTAGAAGTTAGTGCTTCAGGTTTTTCCGGAACTCAAGGTGTTCAAGGTGCAACTGGTGCAGGAACTCAAGGTATTCAAGGAACTGAAGGTCCTGGAACTTACACAATATCTTCTACAATTCCAGTATCTCCAAGTTCAGGAGATGCTTGGTTAAATACAAATACTGGTGTATTAACTATTTATGATGGAACTGTATGGGCTGAGTACACTCCTAACTTAGTTGGTACTCAAGGCCCACAAGGCGTACAAGGACCAGCAGCACAGCTACAAGGAACACAGGGTATTCAAGGTCCACAAGGACTGCAAGGCATTCAAGGACCACAAGGTGTTCAAGGCCCACAAGGCGTACAAGGAATTCAAGGCATTCAAGGATTGCAAGGAATTAATAATGCTCTTCAAGGATTTAGTTTACAAAACACAGGAGTTACTACTAATTACACATTAGCAATAACTGATAAAGATGCAGTTATTCAAACAAATAATTCAAGCGCTAATACGATTACAATTCCACTTAATTCAACTGCGCCTTTTCCTATAGGAAGTATGATAAACATTGCTCAATTAGGTACTGGTCAAACAAGTATTGTTGCAACTGGTGGAGTTACTGTTCAATCAGAAGGTAATAGGTTAAAACTATATGCTCAATATGCTGTAGCAGGATTACTTAAAACTGATACTAATACATGGCTTTTATTTGGAAATTTGGTTCTTTAAAATGTTAATAGGTATTCAAGTTAGACGCGGAAAAGTAATTTCAACTGGTGGAGTTATTACATCAGATGATAATTATGTTTATCACACTTTTACCGCTACTGGTACTAGCACATTTACTGTTAACCAAAATGTTCCTGTTGAAATTATTTTAATTGGCGGCGGAGGCGGAGGTGCATCTTCTGATTCAGGCGCAGGCGGCGGCGGAGGTGGTGGCGGAGGTGCTGGTGGTTATATTTACACAACTACTACTGCTTTAGAAGGAAACAATTCTGTTGTTATTGGAGCTGGTGGTGGAGCAAATAGCAAAGGTGGTAATTCAACTTTTGGTAGTTTAATCGCTGAAGGTGGCGGTCGTGGAGGAAATTCTGACAACAATAACACTAACCGTGTTGCAGGTGGCGCAGGCGGCTCTGGTGGTGGTTCGGGTGCTTATGGAACTGGTGCTGGTGCGGGTAATCAACCTAGTTCAGCAAGTGGCGGTTTTGGTAATGCTGGTGCAAATAACACTTCAGCTGACACAGGCGGAGGAGGAGGCGGTGCTGGCGGTACTGCTTCAGGTAGAACTGGTGGTACGGGAAGAATTACTTCTGGTTGGACACCTATGACATCTAGTAAAGCAGGCGGAGGAGGTGCTGCTTCTCGAGGTTCTCCTGGTGGTTCTGGTGGTTCAGGTGCTGGTAATGGTGGAGATGAAAACACTACTGCAGCAACTTCAGGTGCTACTAACTCTGGTTCAGGTGGTGGTGGTGCATACTCAAGATTTTTTGGTATTGGTACGGGTGGTAGCGGGGGTTCAGGTTGGTGTTCTATAAGATATCCAAAAGTTTTAAGTTTATAAAATTCAATATACTTAGTAGAAAGAAAAGAGTAAAAATTGCCAATTAGTTTTCCGTCTAGTCCTTTACTAGATGACGTTTATACATATAGCGGCCGTTCATGGAAATGGAACGGCGAAGTTTGGCTTGCTCTTGGAACTGTTCAAGGAACAACAGGTGCACAGGGTTCAATAGGTATTGGTTTTCAAGGTGTTCAAGGACCACTTGGTATCCAAGGAGCTCAAGGAACAGATGGCTTACTTGGTGCGCAAGGATTACAAGGAAATCAAGGACCGAATGCTGCAATTTATTTTGATGCAAATCCTCCAGTAAGTCCTTTACTAGGAGACCGTTGGGTAGATTCAAACTCTGGAATTGAATACACATATTTATTTGATGGAACTAATAACGCTTGGGTTGAAGTTTCCGCATCTGGTTTCTCAGGAATTCAAGGATTAACAGGGCTACAAGGAACGCAAGGAATTTCTAATCAAGGTGTACAAGGAACTCAAGGGTTTCAAGGCCTACAAGGTTTTAACACTACAGTAGATGTAAGTTTTCCTATAACTAATTCAGGAACTACTACTGCTGCTGTAATTGGTATTCCAGCATCTACAACAAGTGTTGTAGGAGCAGTTCAATTAGAAGACTCTGTATCAAGCACAAGTGTTACTAAAGCAGCAACTCCTAATTCAGTAAGAACTGCTTATACATTAGGTTCTAGCTTTTTAGCTAATTATCAAACAAAAGTTGGGCAATCATCTTCAACAATAGATGTACCAGATAGATATAACGTTCTTCATTCCTACAACGGTTACTCTGGTTACATAACTTTTTCTTTCTTTACTCCATTAGAAACAATGACAATATCCCAAATAACTATGGGTAACTCAAGTATCCCTGCTGCTTCTTGTACTGCAGCAAGAATGGGGCTTTACACATTTGATGGCACTACAGCTACATTAGTAGCTCGTACAGCAGATGACACAACTTTATTTAATAGTCTTTACACATCTTACACACGTTCGTTTTCAACAACAGGTGGATATCCAGCTAGTTACACACTAACTGCGGGTTCTAGATATGCTTTTGCTTATATTGTTGTTGCAGCTACTATGCCTACTATTTACAACGCTCCTCTTGGAGACAACAATGCTGGTGTAATTGGAGCTTTAAGTCCTCGTATAAGTGGCGTAAGGACTGGACAAACTGATTTACTAGTAAGTACAACAATAAACGGTCCTTCGGACCAAGTCCCATGGTTTAGAGGTTCATAATGGCTACAGAAGTAACGCTGGTTGATTTAGGGGTTATTGACGGCTTGAGAGTTACAGAAGTCAGGGACGCTGAAACTAATGAAGTTATTGGTTATAACAGAACTGATGAAACTCCAAGAGAATAACACAATAATTCTTAAAATAAACTCGTATACTTAAAATACCCCTTCTACAGAAGAGTTAATTAACATGCCAATTGATTTTCCCAATTCGCCGGCTCCTGGTGACGTCTATACCTTTGGAAGTCGCACCTGGACTTGGACAGGCTATGGCTGGCAAGCAACAAGCACAACCCTAGGACCTCAAGGTCTTCAAGGCCTACAAGGTGTTCAGGGTGTTGCAGGCGCAGTTTCTGAGATACAAATCTTAGATAGTCTATCCAACCAATTCAATGGTACAGAAACAAGGTTTTTATTAACCTATAACGGAGACCCTGTTACGGTTAGTAATTCATTAAGACTCTTGGTAAGCTTGAATGGTATAGTTCAAATTGTCAAGAACTCGTTTGTGACATGGGACAACCCACTGGCGCCAACAAATGGAATTAGAGTAGATGACGACGGTTATCTGGTGTTCTTAACACCTCCTGCAGCAGGTGCTCTTTTTGAAGGAAGAGTTTTAGTGGGTCCTACTACTACAACTTTAACAACGACTTATCCGTTCGCAGCGGCGGATTTATTGATGGGAGCTTTTTAGCACATGGCAAGAAAAACATTTACCGAAGGTGGATACTTACTAACCCCTTCCACAAAAACTTTAGTAATTCAAAACAAAATTATTCCTTTAGAACGTCTTGTTTTAATTACAAATGAAAGAACTAACCAAGTTATTTACAACTTCTCTGACGCTTCATTAAGAGCAACTTCTCTTACTACTTATGGAACTGGTCAGTTAACTGCACAAATTACTGGTGCTACAACAACAGGCACAGCAGTAACATTCACTGCAGCAAACACATTTACACCTGGACAAATTATAACAATTACAGGTGCAGTACCAAACTCATTTAACTTAAACGGTGTAGTAGTAACTGCTGCAACTGCATCAACATTTACAGTTGCTTCAACAGTAACTGGCACATATGTTCAAGGTGGTCAAGTTGCTGCAAACGAAAATACAGTAATTGTTCTTAACGCCACTACAGCTGGAATGTTTGCAACAGACAAATTGCAAATTGTTATTGATGAGTTTAACGAAAGAATAAATCCATCAGAAGAGCTTACTGACCCAGTAGGTAAACTACGTATTTCTGAACCACAGGCACTAATTGATACTGACTTTGAATACGGTACACAAGCATCTAAGTGGGAAACAGTTACCACAACTAACTTGCGTCCATATGCTGCACATCAATTGTTTAACCAATTATCTGTTACAGATATGCAAACAAGCACTGCTGGTTCTAAGACAATTACAGTTACTCAAGCAACTACAACAGTAGCAACTACTGCAACTGGTGTTCAAGGTAATGGTACTTTTATGTACTACACAACAGCCTCTGCTCATAACATTAACCCAGGACAATGGGTAACTGTTACTGGTGTAACTGCTTCTGGATATAACACTACATCTGGTATCCCAGCACAAGTTCTCGCAACTCCTTCTGCAACAACATTCGTTATTGCTGGTTCTACAACTGGTCAATCAACAGGTGCTGGAACTGTAACAATTAACGTTGCTCCTCCAATTGGAACTCCAGTATTAATTTCTGATACTTATAACTTAGGTGCAAACGGTAACTACCAAGTTACAGGTAGAGCATCTGAAACTTCATGGTCTTACGTAGCAAGAGGTTCAACCCCAACAGGTTGGGCATCTCAAACAATTTTTGATGCAAACAAGACTGTTGTTGCAACAGGTCCTTACTATAAAGATGCATTCTTAATTGGTGCATCAGCATTAACAAACTCAGGTCAAGTCATAACTGTTACAACTTCAACCCCACACGGGTTGTCAGTTGGTAACGAAATTGCAGTACACGGCTCAATTGCTACAACAAACGCTCCTAACGGAAACTATGCTGTAACCGCTGTAAACAGCCCAACAGTATTCCAATACGTTGCTGATGCAACTCCAACAGGAACAATCTCACACAACCCATTAACAACTACTGCAACTGCGGTTATAGGTAGCCAATTCTTAATATGTGCTTCTGTAGCAAACGTACTAGCTGGTATGCCTGTAGTTGGTGCTGGTATTCCTGCAGGAACTGTAGTAACTGGTGTACAAGGAACAATTGTTTCAATTTCACAAACAACAACTGCAGCCTTGTCAACTACAACAATTAACTTCTTTACAGCAATCTATACACGTGCACAGGGTCAAGTAATCCATCGCTCATTTGACGGTGGAGTTCTTTTCTCTTCAAACGCAGGTAGCAACAACGTATCTTTGGTTCGTCAAACACGTCGTTACTTCCGTTACCAATCAGGTAAAGGTATTCAAGTTTCTTCAGGAACTATTTTGAAACCTACAATCAGCCTTGATTCGTTAACAGTATCTGGCGCATTAGTTGCTGCTAAAACTAAAGAGCGTCACAACTTACAACCTGGTTATATCGTAAACATCTCTGGTGCTAACGAAAACGGTTACAACGGTAACTTTACAGTTGTTGGTGTTACTGGTTTGGATACATTTACATATGCTCCAATTTCAACACCTGCAGTATCGCCTGCAACAGGAAATGCAACTCTTGCAGTTGACACCTGGTCTGGTGGAATTGCTCGTTTAGGTATCTTTGACCAACAAAATGGTATGTTCTTTGAATATGACGGACAAACTCTATCCGCAGTTCGTCGTAGCTCAACATTCCAAATTGCAGGTCGTGTTTCTGTAACTAACAACTCAAGCACTGTAACCCAATTCAACGCTGCTCAGACACCTACATTGTTTACAAAACAATTAGTGCCTAATGACCTTATTGTTATTCGTGGACAGTCATATAGAATTGATAACATTGCATCTGATACATCGATGACAATCACACCTCCATACCGTGGTACAACTGCTAATAACGTAATTGTTTCAAAAACAGTTGACGTAAAAACACCACAATCTGCATGGAACTTGGACAAAGCTGATGGAACAGGTCCTTCTGGTTACAGATTAGACCTAACCAAGATGCAAATGTTCTACCTTGATTATTCATGGTACGGCGCAGGCTCAATTCGTTGGGGATTCCGTGGACCTAGAGGCGAAGTAGTTTACTGCCACAAAGTTCAAAACAACAACGTTAATTCATCTGCTTACATGCGTTCTGGTAACTTACCAGCTCGTTATGAAGTATCGGGACAACCTGCGTTTACTCAAACAACTGCAACAGTTGGTGGTGCCGATACTACAATTAACGTTTCTGACACAACTGGTTTCTACCGTCCAGTAGTCGCTACTACAACCTGTACTGGTTCAAATGCTACTCCAACTATCACGGTTGCATCAACAACTAACCTTACAACAGGTATGTTTGTTAACATATCTAACGTAACTGCTGGAACTGTAATAACTGCAATTAGCGGTAACACAATTACATTATCTGCAAACAACACAGGTGCCGTATCTGGTTCAGTTACCTTTAGCTCCTACCCAGGAAATGCAACAATCAGAAACGGCTCAACTCAAGAAATTGTTACATACACAGGTTTAACTTCAAACACAATAACCGGTGTAGTTCGTGCAGGAACTGGTAACACTTCTATTGCTCTAACAGTTGCAGCTGGTTCAAACGTAGCAACAGTTGGTTCTGCAGCTAACTTACAAGTTGGTCAAAGAATTGTTCACCCTGCATTTGCAGAAGGTACAAAGATTGAATACATCCAAGGTACTACTTTGGTGCTGTCTTCAGCCCCAACTACTGCAAACCCAACAGTAATTATTCCTCCAATGAGTCCTACAGGTCAAACCTTTACGTTCTCAGCAACTGCTCCAACAACTGTTGAACAATCATTCCCAACATTTGCTCCAATTATTAGCCACTGGGGTACTTCTGTAATCATGGATGGTCGCTTTGATGATGATAAGTCATTAAACTTCACATATGGTCAAACAGTTCCAACCCAATTGGCTCCTCTTGCTGGTACAACAGCGACTGGAACAACTTCTGGTTCATCTGTAAACGTCACACTAGCTGCATCCAACACAAACATTGTGCCTGGTATGTATGTAACTGACGCTGGTACAGCAGTTCCAAGAGGTACATTCGTAGTGTCTGTAACATCTGGTACAGCAATTGTTCTTAACAACGCTGTGTCACTTGCATCAGTTGCACTTACATTCTCAGGTGCTGCAACCAAGGCCTTGTTGTCAATCCGTATCTCCCCATCTATTGACAACGGTGTTCCTGCAGCATTTGGTGCTCGTGAAATTCTTAACCGTACTCAGCTACAACTAAGAGCACTTGGTGTATCCCTCTTGTCCACAACAACAGGTAACGTTCTTGTACAAGCATTCTTGAACGGTACTCCATTCAATCCACTATCAACAGCTAACTTGTTATGGACTGATGCAATTAGAGGACAAAGATTTACTCCAAACTCTACTTTTGCTCAAATTGCTGACTATTCAACAATTGCAGCAACAGGTAGCCCTGTAATACTACAAGGTGGTGAAGTAACAGGAGGATTCTTAACAAACTCAACAACTACACTTAATTTGTCAGATGTTCGTGATTTAGGAAACTCAGTCCTTGGCGGTGGCGGACCTTATGTAAATAACGGTGTGTACCCAGACGGTCCTGATACTTTAACAATCGTTGTAACTAACGTTTCAACAACTGCCCAACAGGTAATAGGACGCTTAACCTGGACAGAAGCACAAGCATAACCCTTCAATAACCCGAGCGCTACCCCATCAGGAAACTGGTGGGGTAGACTTGTTTTATGAACCTTGTACAAAGAGCCGTTCAATACGGCGGGGAATTAGCACCGTTAGTTATATCTAAAGGTCTTACATCAGGTACAGGTTTAATGAACCCATCTATTTTTATTGATAATGATGGAGATATTCTAGTCAATCTAAGGCACGTTAACTACACCCTTTACCATGCTGAAAATAAACAATTGTTTTCTTCTAGGTGGGGGCCACTTTCATATTTACATCCAGAAAAAGATTTAAGACTAGTTACTACTAATTACTTATGTCGTCTTGATAAGAACTTAAAAATGACAGACTATGCCAAAGTAGATACCTCTGCTCTAGACGTACCTCCTATATGGGAATTTGTAGGAGAAGAAGATTGCCGTTTAGTTCAATGGGATAACGAATACTACTTAATAGGAGTTAGAAGAGATACGACAACTAATGGCGAAGGTCGTATGGAACTATCTAAGATTGAAATAGATAAGGCAAATTGGAATGTTAAAGAAGTATCAAGATTAAGAATTCCTACACCCGGTCTTAATAACTCTTACTGTGAGAAGAACTGGGTTCCTATATTAGATAAGCCCTATCATTTTATTAAATGGTGCTCTCCAGTAGAAGTAGTTAGGGCTCACCCAACAGAGCCTAAATGTGACCAAGTATCTTTTAGACAGAACTTAACTCCCCCATCAGACCAACGTGGTAGTTCTCAATTAATACGTTGGGGAAATATGTATATATCTATCCATCACGAAGTTATATTGTTTAAAAATTACTTAGGACAAAAAGATGGTCTATACTTTCATAGGTTGGCAGTTTGGGATGACCAATTAAATCTGGTAGGGTTATCTCCTAACAAGTTTACATTTCTTGATGGCCGCGTGGAATTCTGCGTGGGTATAGCAGAGTTTCAAGGTGATTTACTAATCAGTTTTGGATTCCAAGATAATGCTGCATTTGTTTTAAGAACCCCTAGAGGTGTAGTGGAAGACATGATTATGGAGGCTTTGACTTATGAGTTCAATTGAAGAGTTAGTTAAGTCTGCTGCTCATGATATGTATAACCCAGCACTTAATTTTGAAATTGCTAAAAAATATGATGAATTAAGCCAGACTGCTTCTGCTGTTTCTTTTTATTTAAGAACTGCAGAGTATGGATATGAATCACATCCATTACTTGCTTATAGTGCATTATTAAGAATGTCAGTATGTTTTGATGACCAAAAAGATAGAGCTCACACTGTAAGTAATTGCATACTTCAAGCTATTTCTCATATACCTAACAGACCAGAAGGATATTTCTTTTTATCTAGATTTCATGAAAGAGCTGGTCAATGGCAAGAAGCCTATACCTTTGCTCAAGTAGGATTAACGTTTTCTAAATTAGAATTAGAACCTTTACCTATGAATACTGATTACCACGGAGAATATGTTTTACTATTTGAAAAAGCAGTATCTGCTTGGTGGATAGGTCGCAAAGACGAATCAGCAGAAATATTTAAACAACTAGATGTTATGGATATATCTCCTGACTATAAAGCATCGGTTCAGAGTAACTTAGCGAGGATTAATGTTGCTGTTTGATATTGGAGCTAATAGAGGAGACGCTACTTTAGCGGGATTAAAAAAAGGCTATGAAGTAATAGCATTAGAGCCTGCTCCTAGGGTCTATGCAGAACTAGTAAAACAATTTATTTATCACCCATTAATAACTCCTCTTAGGTTTGCTGTGTCTGATACTAATGATGATTTAGTTGAGTTTTATGAATGTGTAGAAGATGGATTGTCTACTCTTAATAAAGACTGGTTAACTAGTTCAGAGCTACCTTATGCTGGTAAAGAATTTAGAACTATAAAAGTATCTACTATTACATTAGATAGATTAGTTGAAACTTATGGAAAACCTGATTTAATAAAAATAGATGTAGAAGGCGCTGAATGGGCTGTGTTTAAAGGAATGACTCAACATCATGGAAACCTTTGTTTTGAATGGACTAAAGAGACAGTTCCTGACCACGTTAACCAATTAAAATATTTACAAGGATTAGGTTACACAGAATGGGCACCACAATTTATTGTTAATCATTTAGATGAACCTACTATTAACTACATTTCTTTAGATAAAGCAGAAGAATTGCCTAAATGGATTGAGGAAAACGCACCTATTTGGGAAGCTGGATTGTGGCAAGAAGCAGGTCTTAGACCTACTGCAGATGTTGGGATGATTTGGGTTAGATAGAAGGCAATTAAAAGATAAACTAGTTTAATGCGTGCACATAAACCAGGCGGCCGTTTTGATGCCGATTTTGAGACCGATAGCATCCTTATTGGTTTTAATGAAGATTATCAACGTCCTATAGGTACACAAGCGCTTTGGTATGTATACGACCCCGCAGTATCGACCGTAGACCCAATTTATGATACCGCTGGAACTGACCCAGGTGTAGGGCGTTATTGGAAAGGCCCATACGCTCTTCCTGTATTAAGAGCAGTTATTACTCAAGGCCCAGTGCCAAACTCAGAACGAGGCTTCTACGGTGGAGATTATTTGCACTTAACATTGCACGGAGAAGATTTAAATACTATTGCACCAGGTGTTCTTGGTAATCCTGATGTGCAAAATAGAGGTAGAATTATATGGCAGGGACAAGTCTACAGACCGTATAAGGTTCAACAAAAGGGAATTGTTGCCGAACGGTTTACTCTTGTTGTAGTTGACTGTATTCAAATTATGCCTGAAGAAGCAGTTAACGATACTCAATTTTTGGCTTACGCATCTGCTAATGACGGTTATGATGCAGGAGCTTACAACGAAGATACGTATGGAGATGAATAGTGCCACTTATTAAACCAGTTGTTGGTGCTTCTAATTGGGGCACAACTCTTAATACAGCTTTAGATTATTTAGACGCAAAACTTGGTACGCAGGGAATTCAAGGCAGACAGGGTACACAAGGCGTACAAGGACGTCAGGGAACACAAGGCTTACAAGGTGGTGGATTTAATCAATCACAAGGTACTCAAGGTATTCAAGGCTATCGTGGTACACAAGGCGCACAAGGAACTTTAGGTATTCAAGGTAATCGTGGTGTACAAGGCATACAAGGAATTCAAGGACAACGTGGTACGCAAGGTACTCAAGGCACACTTGGTATTCAAGGAAATCAAGGCGTACAGGGTGTACAAGGTAATCAAGGTTCTAACGCAACTATGCAAGGTGTGCAAGGCGTACAAGGACAACAAGGAACGCAAGGCGTTCAAAGTGCAAGAGGGTTTCAAGGTTTTCAAGGAACTACTGGTACTCAAGGTTTACAAGGTCCTCGTGGAAATCAAGGTGTTCAAGGTCTACAGGGATTAGAAGGTTCACAAGGTGTTGGTAACCAAGGTGTACAAGGAATAACTGGTAACCAAGGTTTACAAGGCACACTTGGATTACAAGGAACTACAGGCTCTCAAGGTATACAAGGAACTACAGGTATACAAGGGTTAGTTGGTACTCAAGGACTACTTGGTACTCAAGGTTCAACAGGTTCTCAGGGTACAAACGTACTAAGCAACAATCAATTAAATATACTTAATAGTACTGCCCCAGTTGCAAGTATTGCTGGGGGAATTCTGTACGTAGAAAGCGGAGTTCTGAAATACAGAGGCTCATCTGGAACTGTTTCAACTATAGCTCCAGCATAGAAAGGAAATAAATGGCAATAATTCATGATGTTTTTACAGTTGGAACAACCGCAACTTTAATTTGTGAAATACCTGAAGGTAATCCAACTATTTCTGTATATATTTATAATTCAGATAATAATCCAATTTTTATTGGAGATAGCACCATTTCGGTGTCCGGTGCTTCACAAGGATTAACTATACCTAAAACAACAGTTTATGAATTTAAAATAAATGCTGAAGATAAATTATATGCAATTTCTTCTGCAGGAACTTCTGCTAATGCTGTAGCAGTAATGTATTCTAAGGTTGTCGGTTAATGCCTAAAAAAATTTACAAAACTAAAAAAACAGTAGTTTCTGCGGGAAAGAACTCCAAAGAAAATCTAGAGACTAACCTAGAACAAATTAAACGTTCTACTGGCGCAACCCCTAGAAGAAGAAAGGGCGCTATAATAAGAAAGCCAATAGCGTCTATTAGAAGTAAAGCGAAGGGTATAAATGCCAAAAAAAGATAAACCTGTTTGGGAAAAGAAAGACCCAACTGGTAAAGATAAAAAACTATCGCCAAAGCGGAAAGCATCTGCTAAGGCCCGAGCAAAAGCAGCAGGCCGCCCATATCCTAATCTAATTGATAATATGGCAGCCGCTAGAAAGAAGAAGAAATAATGTGCGCAATATGTGGTTGTGGTAAGAAAAAAGGCCAACCAGGATTTGGTAAAGGTCCTAAGAAAAAAGCTGCTAAAAAGGCTGATAAAAAGACTGCTTCAAAAGGCATGTCATCTAAGCAAAAGAAATTAGATGTAGACAAAGACGGCAAGCTAGAAGGTTCTGACTTTGCCGCCCTGCGTGGAAAGAAGAAGAAATAATGTGCGCTACTTGTGGCTGTATGCAACCAAAAAACAAACACGGTAAGAAAACATTAAAAGCTGCTAACAAAGCATTTGCTAAAAAGGCCTCTCCTTCAAAAGGTAAAAAGTCTTCAATGGTCCGTAAAAAGGGTATGTAATGCCTAAACACGCAATGGATAAAAAACCTTCTTTTATGAAAGGCAAATACACAGAGTCTAAAGATAAGAAAAAAGACGCTGGCATGCTTAAAAAAGCCGGATTTGATAAAGACGAAAAGGCTAAGTTTGAAAAAGCTGACAAAGCTCATGGAAAAAAGAAAAAGCCAAAGACTATGGCTGAAGACAAGAAGATTGATGCAAAAATTATTAAAAAAGTAAAAGGCAAAGACAAAGACGATAAAGGCAAGAAGTAGCCTTAGTAAGAGCCCCTTCGGGGGCTCTTTTCATTTATCCTATAAGTAAGGCCCATGCGGGGTCTTGAGAAGTACCATGCGAAGTAACCTGCTAGCTCCTTTGGAGATTGCGATGTTTATTTTAACCTGCTTAAAAACAGGAGTATGGACATCTCTACTCATAGGTAAGTTAACTTGGGTTACTAAGGCGGTGTCTTCTATATGATTGAAACTGTAATGTTCGACAGCATTGTTGATAAAAATTTTTCTGCTGTCCAAGGTATCCTTAGCCAAAAACTACAAAAAAGTGCCTCAGAAGCAGGCTGGCCTCAGCATATCGTTAACGTCCTTTATATTGATTTTATGAATGGAACTGGGGAAGTAGAGTACCCAGAAGAATACGCTAAAGAGATAGAAGATTTAGAGTACGGAACTCCAGGGCAACCCCCTAAACCATTCCTTAGATTATTTAAAAAACACACAGAATCTTATAACGAATTTTTTGAAAACACTATGATGGAAATTTTATTTGATTCAGGAGTGATATTTTGACATTTATATTAGCGGAAGATACAGCACTTAAATCCTTACTTCAAGGTATATCTGTTGTAGATGAGAAGTCAATATCAAGACCTGTAAAGGTATGGTTTGGGTTTCCTGACGTTGAAGTCCGTGCTCAAGACTATCCATATATGACTATTGAATTACTTGATGTATCTCCATCTAACGAACGACAACACTCCGGGTTTTTGTATGATAACGACTTTAGAGGAACCATTGCTCCAGTAGAAGGTATTAGTTACGAATATGAATACCCTGTTGCTTACGATTTAATTTATCAAGTAACTAGCTATGCTCGTCACCCTCGTCACGACAGAGCAATTATTTATCAATTTTTAAATGAAAAAGTTCCACATAAATTTGGACAAATTGCAATACCTAATGAACTCGGTACTGAAACATCGTACCGTCATATATTTCTTGATGGGTTTATTAAAAGAGACCTTATCGAGGAAGGAAGGCGCTTATTGCGCAATATTTTTACAGTAAGAGTTGTAAGCGAAATGACACCTGCTCAAGCCGCTACTGCAATTGGAACTGTAGAAGAAGTAAATATCAATATCGAAACAAACTATATCCCGCCGGAATACAACCCAATCTAACACACGTACTACAGGAAACTACCTAAAGGAGATAATCAATGGCTATTTATTTAAGGCCAGGTGTTTATGTTGAAGAAACATTAAACGCTTTAGCACCAGCTGTGGGACCAAACTCACAAACTGTTGCTGCATTTATTGGTGCAACTGACCGCGGTCCTGTTGTTCCTACCCTAGTAAATTCATGGAGCGAATACATAAGTCTTTATGGCTCATGGAACGTTCGCGCTTCAAATGATTTACCAATCGCTGTACTATTATTTTTTTCAAATGGTGGAAGCCAAGCTTACATCCATAGAGTTGTAGCTAACAGCAATAAAGCACTTCTTACAATGATTGATGCTAATGATTTAGATACATTACGAGTTACTGCAAAAAACCCAGGTCAATGGGGGAATGATATTTCAATCAGTATTTTTAACAGTTCTGCACAAAATACATTTGATTTAACAGTTAACTATCAAGGTGCAACTGCAGCTTTTGTTGTTGAAAGATTTAATGACTTAAGTATGGAAGCACTAGATGATAGATATGCAGTGTCAATTATTAATTCTCAATCTAAATATATTGATGCAACTGATTTGCTATCAGCAAGTACTCTACAAGATAAGAGACCTGTAAATATTACAGTTCAAAATCTTTCTGGAGTAGCGTCAGATGGAACAGTTACTGCAACTGCTATTTCTGGAGCGGTAAGTGCTTTTGATATTGTATTAAATTCATTAGTACTAAACGCACCGGGCATTACAGATACAACAGCTGTTAATCAAATTATTGCTTATGCAGCAGATAGAGAAGATGTGTTTGTTGTGGTTGACCCAGAAGCTAACGTAACAGTGTCTTCTGTATTAGCAAAAGCTCTTACATACGGAGACTCTTCTTACGCAGCTGTTTATTACCCAAGAATAGTAATGAAAGACCCAACAGTAACCACTCCAAATATTACTTTAACAGTGGCACCTGGTGGAGCTATTGTTGGAAAGTATATTTCAACTGACTCTGCACGTGGAGTATTTAAAGCCCCTGCTGGTTTAGACACTCGTATTGCTGGAGCTGTGTCTGTTGCACAATTAACAAACACAGAACTAGATACATTAAACTCAACTGTTCCTCCAGTAAATGCAATTCGTTTTATACCTGGTTCAGGAATTGTTGTAATGGGTGCTCGTACACTACGAGGCAGCTATTCAGACCGCTATGTTTCAATACGTCGTACACTTATCTACTTGCGAAAAGCGTTAACAGACTTAACAGAATTTGCAGTATTTGAGCCAAACGACCAACGTTTATGGCGTCAACTAACAGGTGTAACTTCAGGATTCTTAACTGAATTTTGGAATCAAGGTGGCTTAAGAGGAGACACTCCAGAACAAGCTTACTTTGTTAAATGTGATGATGAAACTAATACACTAGCTTCAATAGATAATGGTGAAGTTAGATTAGAAATAGGTGTGGCTCTACAACGCCCTGCTGAATTCGTAATCATCAAAATCGGTCAGTTCGATGGCGGAACAACCGTCACGGTAGAATAAGGAGATAAACACTAATGGCAACTGACAGCATTATAAATAGGTTCTCTACCGTAGCAACGGACCCTTTAAGAAGTTTCCGGTTCTACGCAGAGTTTACCCCAACTAAAGACGGTGTATTTAGTCCTAAAATAAAAACCGGCTCTAGCAATAACTACAACGCTGCTGATGGAAGTTCTACTGGTTTTATTGGTGGGTTTACCAATATCAGTGGTCTTTCTATTAACACACAACCAATTCAATACCGTGAAGGTGGTTACAACACTACTGTTCATCAAATCCCTGGTATGACAACATTTAACCCTGTATCTTTTCAACGCGGTGTTTTGTATGGAAATGACCAAGCAATTACATGGATGCGTGGACTGTTTGCTGTTTCATCTGGAGAAGGTATTGCATTAGGAACAAAAGGCTTTAGATGCGATGTTGACATTTATGTCTTATCTCATCCAAACGCAACAGATAAAAACATTTCTAGAATGGGATTCAGACTAAGAAATGCATGGATTAGTACTTTGAATTATTCAGATTTAAATTCTGGTGATAACCAAATTTTGTTTGAATCAATGCAACTAGTACACGAAGGATTGTCAGTATTCTTTACTGATAATAACTTTAGAGCAATAACCAGTTAAGTTAATAAAAAGGAGTATTAAAAGTGATAAACAAACAAGTCATTACTGACGAGGACTTAGTAAAACAATTTGCAGAAAAAGCATTAGAAGAACCAGCTAAAGAAGTAAAGACAGAAACTCCAAGTAATTTGGTAGTAGAACTTCCTGGGGGTTTTATTCCCCAGGAAGGTTCTGTTATAAAAAAAGCAAAAGTTAGAGAGTTAACCGGAGTAGATGAAGAAATTATTGCTCGTTCTGAAACTGAAGCAAAAGCTCTTCAAGTAATATTACAAAGAGGGCTAGAAGAACTAGGTGATAAAAAACCTAGTGAAAATGATTTAGATTCTCTTTTGTCTGGAGACAGAGATGCAATACTTTTAGGAATTAGAAAAGCAACATTTGGAAACGAAGTAGATTACAAAGTAATTTGTAACTCATGTTCTGAAGAACAATCTCTTATAATTGATTTAAATTCAGATGTTAAAGTAAAAGAATTAGCAGACCCTTATGAAAGAGTTTGGGAAATAGATATTAAAGCTGGTAAAACAGTTTTAGCTTTTCCTAACGGATTAGTTCAAAAAAAACTATCTAATGGTGTTACAAGTAAGACAATGTCTGAATTAAATACTATTTTATTAACAGGTTGCGTTATGTCAATAAACGGAATTTCTGTAACAGGCCCTCAAGACGTTTTAAATCTTGGAATGGCTGATAGAGAAAAAATTGCCATGGAATTACTAGAAAAGAACCCTGGCCCTCGCCTTATGGAGGTGAACAAGGCTTGTAAGGCATGTGGAAAAGATATAAACGTTCCACTGTCCTTAGCTGCTTTGTTTCGCATATAAAGAAGAACAATATAAAGATTTATATGACCAGTTTGAAGTAATTGCAAGAGCTTTTAATGGTTTTACTTTAGGTGATATAAAAGGAATGACTATAAAAGAAAGAAAGAACTGGATAGAACGTGCCGGAAGATATAACTAGATTGGAGGTGTACCGTGGATAAAATTAATCAAGTTACTGATGCCATTACTGGTGGTTTAGCTGGAGCTAAACAGCACATTAGAGAAATTACTAATGACATGAAAGAAATGGTACGCCAAGCCAATCGTTTCTCTTCCACAATGGGTACTGCTGGGGGGACGGGTGGCGGTGGAGGCGGAGACCTAAATGTAGGCGGTGGTGGCTCTGTATTTAACAACAACCCCTCATTTGGTGGAGCTTCTGGGGGTCAACCAACTGGCTCTTCATTTGGACCAGCAGCTGTAAGAGCTGGTGGTGCAGCATTTGCTGGGTTACAAGCCGCTCTTCCTGGAGCCGGAACAGCCATTACTACTGATGCAGTTATTAGTTATCAAAGATTTTTTGGAAACTTAAGCGGAAGACAAACTCAAAGTTTGTTAGGCAATATGAATAACACTGGATTGCCTACAAGTAGAACAGATGCTGCGGGAGCTTTATTAGAAGCTCAAAGATATGGGTTTACTGGACAAGGTAACTTTGCTTCAACTATTACTACAAGTGCCGCAGATATATCTAGATTAACTCCAGGTGCTGGATTAACCGGGGGTATGCAGGTCCTGGGAACAATGAATCAAGCTCGTTCAGTAAATATGATGCGCATGCTTGGTATTGATATACGTGACCCACAAACTGGCCAACCAAAAAGTTTTAAAGAAGTTGGCGATAAAATTTTTCAAATGATTTCAAATAATTTAGGAAGAACTCCAACAAAAAAAGATATTCAAAGTTCTTTATTACCTGGTTCTGGTTTATACAACTTTTTAAATGATTTATATGGACCTGATGAATTAACTAAAAATACCATAATTAGGTATTTACTTCAAAGAGCTCAAGGTGGAGACCTTTCTTCATTAAGTTTACTTTCAACGGGTGCTACAACAGCAACTCAACAAGCTCTTGGATTTATGCAAGGAAAACTTGGAGGAATAACAGCTGCTACTTCTCCAATTCTTTCAGGTGGAGTAGGTCTTGGAGCAAATCTTATTGGTGGACTTTTAGCTCCAATTTTAGGACTTATAAATAAATTGTTAGGCCTTCCCGGCTTACATCATGGTGGCGGGGCTGAAGAAGGTAAATCATACATAGTTGGAGAAAAAGGACCAGAAATATTTGTTCCTAAAGAAGATGGGGTTGTTATCCCCAATGGTGGTAAAGGCGGTCCTTTTGATAGAGCTGGTTGGGCTAAAAAAGTATTAGCAGGAATGAACGCCCCTTCTAGTGAAACTAACGTACAAGCAATGATGCGTTGGATGGCTCAAGAAGGTGGGCATTCTAATAACAGTGCTTATTTCAATCCTTTAAATACAACTAAATCAATGCCTGGTGAACTTGGAACTATGAATGACCATGGAGTTAGAAAATATGCTAGTTGGGAAATGGGTTTTGACGCCACATTAAAAACTTTAAATTTAAACTACTATAAAGCAGTTGTAGATGCATTTAGGGCAAACGCTGACCCTAAAGAAATTTATCACGCAATTATTACAAGTAAATGGGGAACTAAAAATTTACCCGCTTCTGGTGCACGAGGTCTTTATGATTCAAGTAAATACGGAGGAAGTGGCGGAGGAAGTGGAATAACTACTGGTGACAGTTCAACAAGCGGTGGCGCTGGCGGTGGGGGCGGCGGTGAAGGTGGTTACGCTGCTGCTAGTGGTGCAGGTGCTTATAGGGCTGGTTCCGCTGGAATGGGTACAGTTAATTACGGTGGAGTAAACATTAGTATTAACGGTGCAAATATATCTGCAAGAGATTTGGTAGAAGAAATTAAAAGACAATTAAAATATGAAAGTATAGTAACTATGATAGGAGCATCATAATGGTTAATCCTAAAGAATCTGTTAAAAAATCTGGGTTATCTTGGCCTTCTGGGTATAAATTTAATTTACCTCCACATAGCTGGAGCTTGCCTGTATCAGCAGCTGAACATGAAAGATTACCTGGAAAAACTAGAACTGGTGTAATAAATAGTGGTTCTTCTACTCTTAGTTACAGTAGAAGAGGAAAAATTTGGAGATATGCTACGTTAGCTTCTTTAGTTGATAATAGCGACTCAGGATTTGTAAATAAACTTAAATCATGGAACGGTGTATGGAATTCTGTAGGAAATGTAGCAAAAAATGCAGTTACTCCGTCAGGAATACTAGGACTTGGAGAAAGTGTTTTAGGAGTAAAAGAAGCTTGGGATACTAGAAATGAAAATATTCAAAACGCTCCTAAAGATGCTGCTAGGAGAAAAGAAAATTATGGATTTCAATTTATGTGGAATCCTACTGCTTATCAAGCTTCTACTGGTGTTTCGCAAAACGTTGTTCCAGCCGCTACTGATGCTTTAGCTTTTTTAAATTTATTTCAAGGAACTGGTACCGTTCAATTTCAATTACAATTAAATAGAATTAATGATTTTGCTTGTTTTAAATCTAATTCTTCTTCAAATCTGTCTCAATACTATGGCCCTACTGCTGGTCTTGGCAATCCAAATTACGCTGCTTTAATTGCTGATTTGAAAAAAAGAGGGACACTAGCTGACATAGAGTTTTTATACAAAACAATAAATGGAGATAATTTATTAAACTCTGCAAATCAAAGCACTTCTGATATTGGAATTATTATTCCAACATTAGTAAGGGTTGATATTGGTCCATATACTCAAGTTGGAATAATTCAATCTTTATCTATAACTCATTTAATGTTTACTCAAGATATGATTCCAATTCAATCAACTGTTGATATTAATTTGCAAGTTTTGAGTGCTTATGGATTTGGTAATCAAGATGCAAATGAATCTCAAAATGTTGGTGGCCAACCTAGTCCTCTTTTTACAGCTCCAAAAAGAGGAGCGGGGCCAGGTGGTGATAGGTGATAAATAGAAATTCTAGATATGAGTATTCAATAATTGATTATTTTGCATTAGATAAAAATGCAGATGTGCATCCAGTTTTATTTTACCCAACCCCTGATATAGGAACTATTAATTATTTTGAATACGCTTGGGTAAAAGGAGATAGGCTTGATTCAATAGCTGAAAGGTTTTATGAAGACTCAAGTGCTTGGTGGTTTATATTAAATAAAAATCCACAAATAAAAGACCCAAATAATATTCCAATAGGAACTATTTTAAAAATAGAAATTATAGCAGATTAGTATGTCTTACAAAACAATATCTGTTTCGTTTCCTACAAGAAAATTAAAAAAACGTCCAATAGTTTATTCTGCAAAAATAAAACAAGATAGATATAAACATGACATGGGAACCGTTGTTTTTAGAAATTGGGATTTATCTGAAAAAGTAATACCCCCTGGAACACCAATGACAATAACTTTAAACAGTATTAGAGGAACAGATTCTTATACAGGATTTGTTCATCATGTTAAAAAAGTAATGGATACTGAAAAAAGATTTATAGAAGTTACTTTTATTGGCGCTTCATACAGAATGAAACAAAAATCTCAAAAAGTTTGGAAAAAAGTAACAATGTCTCAAATAGCAAAAACTATAGCTAAAAAATATAAATTTGCTTTTGATATAACTCCTCATAAAAGAGTGTTTCCTCAACTATCTCAACACGGAGAAAGTGATTGGGAATTTTTAGTTAAATGTGCTAAAAAATGTGGTTATTTATTTAGAGTAGACGGTACAGTTTTAATTTTTAAACCTATAGATGAGTATTATAAAAAATACAAAAACCATGCTCCATCTTATATTTTACAAAATTTAGCTACATACAATTCTGGTATACAGGGCTCTGATTTATATAACTTTACTCCAATTGTTGGTGAAAGTATCCCTTTTCCTGAAGCAACTAAAAGTGCTCAATCTTTTAATGGAGTTAATCCAATTACTAAAAAATCTAATTCTTACAGCAAACAAAAATTAAAATCAGGTAAACGTAAAATAACAAAACCTCCTTTATTTGATAGCTTTGATGTAAACACTGTAGTTCCTGGTATGGACATTGCTAAATCTCATTCTGATGCTTTTAGTGAGATGGTTAAGTTTCCTTATAGAGCTCATGGTGGAGTTGTAGGCTCTCCTAATTTAATGCCAGGAATGCCAATATATTTAAATGGAATAGGAACTGAATATAGTGGTTATTGGATATTACTTTCAGTAGAACATATTATTCACTACATAGGTTTAACAGAAACAAAATTTACAACTAATATAGAAGTTGGAATAGATTCTCTTGGCCCAGCTACTATTACGTCACAAAATGAGTATCCTTATCCTGAAAACGAAAACAAGGTATATGTAGAACCAAATATTAGACAAATACCTACCAAACCTACACCAAGATTAAAAACTAAATTATTACCAACACAAAATGAATCCTCTTCAATTTTTATAAAAGGAAAAAATTTTAATAGAGCTAAAACACGGGCTAGAAATGAATCGTACTCATATTGGGAAAGCGATATAGCAGATGTTAGACTAAGGCAAAATAAACCAAGTAATAGAAGTATTTTTGTTGCTCAAAGACTTAGACGGAGGTTGTGCTGTTGTTAGGCGGAGAGGTAGATAAAAAATTTTATGGTATCTATAGAGGTATTTGTTTAGACGTTAAAGACCCTATTTCTAAAAGCAGAATTAGAGTAAAAGTACCTCAAATTCTTGGAGAACAAGTTACTGACTGGGCATGGCCTTGTCTTCCTGCGTCTGCTTACCAAACTCATCTAAATCACGTAGTGACTATCGGTTCTGGTGGCACCCCTTCTCATAGCCATTCAGCAACAGTTACTAGAGCCTCTGCGTCAGACCCTAGAGATACAGGCTCTTCCCAACACACAGTTCACTATAAAACCCCTAAACTTAATGATGGGGTATGGGTTATGTTTGAAGGCGGAGACCCTAATTTTCCAGTTTGGATGGGAGTGTTCTAATGGCTACTCAAAGAGCTATATCTTTACCTTTTTCTTTAAGTGAGTCTTATGGCATATCTTTTACAACTAATCAAAATAAAATATATAAAGATAGAGTATTTTTAGCTGTAATGACCGGTCTTAATGAAAGGGTAATGAGGTCTAATTATGGAACTCAAGTAAAAACTGCTATTTTTGAAAATGAAGCGATTGCAATACCTATAGTAGATGCTACAGTTAGAGAAGCATTTTCTCAATGGCTTCCTTCTTTGGTTTTACAAGATTTATATATAGAACTGGATTTAAATACAATGCATTTAAACATTACAATAAACTATAAGCTTCCAAATGAAACAACAGACGAAATAAATATAAATACAGGTACCTTTACTAGGTCCGGAGATTTGCTTGAAGGGAATAACTAATGGCTGAACCAAATGTAATACCTCAAATAGATTACACATCTAGAGACTTTGAGGCTATTAGAGATGACATGATATCTCTAATTCAATACTTTTTACCTGAATGGAAAAATAGAGACGCTTCTGATTTTGGTATTACTTTAATTGAATTGTTTGCCTATATGGGCGACATTATGAGCTTTTATATAGATAGAGCAGCTAATGAATCGTTTATATTAACCGCAAGTCAAAGAGACAGCGTTCTTAGAATGGCTAGATTATTAGGATACACTCCTACACCTAGCACTCCAGCAACAGTTACTTTATCTTTTAGTACTTTTGCTACTTCTTCACAAGTTGTTCCTGCCGGAACTCAAGTATCTACTACAAGCATTGTTAGTGGAGAAAATGTTGAAATTATATTTGAAACAAACTCAGCAATAACTGTTCCAGCTTCTGGAGATGGTGGGCTAACAGCTGGCGCTGTAGTTACGGTTGTTGCTACTCAGGGATACACAGTCGAAGAAACTGGTATAGACGCACTTGGAATTTCAAGTGGTCTAGCAGACCAAATTTTTCTTTTAGCTGATTATCCTGTTATTAAAGATAGCATTGAAATCACAGTTGATAACGTAGTTTATACATTTGTTGATTATTTAGTAGATTACTCAGGAAATGACCCTGTTTATACAATTGATGTAGATGGTGAAGATAGAACTTATGTTATTTTTGGAGATAACGTTGGTGGACGCATTCCCCCAAGAAATGGAACTATAGAAGCAACTTACAGAGTTGGTGCTGGAGATGCTGGAAACGTTGCAGAAAATACATTAACTGAGATAGTAACTAACTATCAAGTAGGTCTTCAGGTAAACAATGAAGACCCCGCTTCAGGAGGTTCTGATTCAGAATCTACTGATTCAGTAAGATTAAATACTCCAATCAGTATTAGGTCATTAAACAGAGCGGTTACTTTAGAAGACTACGCGTCTTTAGCCGTCCAAATTTTAGGAGTAGCAAAAGCAAATGCAATTGCTAATACTTATAACAGCATAACTTTGTATTACGCACCGTCTGGTGACCCTGGTGTTGAAGATGATAATGTTACGCCTACATTAGTGTTTACTAATCTACAACCTACAGTTCAAACATTTTTTGCAGATAAAATGCCTCCTACTACAACGTTAACTTTACAACCTCCTTCATATGTAGATGTAAACATAGAAATTGACGTTCAAGTTCTAGACCAATACAGACAAAGTACCGTTACAAATGCGGTTCAAGCTGTATTAAGTAATTTTCTTGCTTTTGATAATGTTAACTTTAAAGATAGAATAACTTTACAAGATTTGTTAACAGAAGTATCAACAGTATCTGGTGTGGCTTACTCAACTATAACTTTATTAGATAGAGACAACGCTATTACGGCAGCAGCTCGAGCTTCTGGTTCACCAACTATTACTCTTACTACTTTAAAACCTCATAATTATGTTGCAGGAAATAGAGTGACCATAGATAGCGTAGACGCTACTGTAAATGGAAATTATTCTATTGCATCAGCTCCAACATCAACTACATTTACAGTTACTGGAACTACAACTACTCTTTTAGCTTTAACAGGACTTACAGGAACAATAGAAGCAGTGGTAGACATCATATGTTCTGACAATGAAATACCTCAAGCAGGAACCTTAACAATCACACCATCCGGTGGAATAGCCTAAAAGGAGAAAACATGGCCGCAACCTACCCAGGAGCTATAAAATCATTTCAAACAAAAAGTAATTTTACTGAAATTGTAGATTCCTCTCACGTAAACTCACTTCAAGATGAAGTAGTTGCAATTCAAACAAATTTAGGAACAAATATTGCAACTTCAACTTCCCCCTCTTCAAGTGGAACATTTAATACAGCATCTCAAAACTATGGAACATTAAATGCAAGACTTGCAAATATTGAAACTGGTGTGATTGCAGACTCACATAATCAATACGTTCATAAAGTAGGAGGAGACACAATACTTCCTTCTGCTACAAACGTAGTTGGATTAAATGTTAGAGCAGCTGCTGGACAATCTGCTAATCTTCAAGAATGGAGAAACAGCTCAAATTCGGTTAGAACTTGGATTGATGCAAACGGTAATTTAAATACAACCACAGGTGTTGCTGCAACTTCAACAGACGTTCAAGAGTTATACGGTTTAGTTATATCTGGCGTATTCTAAGGTAAACGATGGCAAAATACGGTCGAGATTATTACGGTATAGGTTTTTACGGTCCATTTACAGTAAGTGACTTTAACGCCTATCCTTTTACAGCCTTTCCTTCTGGGTATGGTCGTATCTCTTTGTCATGGACTAATCCTACTGGTAACTGGTCTCAACTCAGGGTAATTAGAAATTCATATGGGTTTCCAACTAGTGCAGCTGATGGAATTATTTTAGTTGATTCTTTTGTTAACTCAGCTCCTACTGAATATATAGACGCTGGAGATATTATAGATGGAGAAGTGCAATTTTTAACTGAAGGTAAGTTTTACTATTACAGTGTATTTGTAAGAGAAAACATTAATTTTACATGGTTAAGAGCAGCTAACGCTGTAGGTATTTCTGTTAAAGACTTTAATACTTCTAATGATTTATATAATTATTTACCTGATTCTTATAAAGTAAATTCTTTAACTGGAGATGTTTTATCAGAGGCTGACAATTTATTTTTAAAAAACTTTTTAAAAATATTTGGTTTTGAATATGATATTGAAAAAACTTATGCATTAAACTTTTTAGATTTATATAAAATAGATTCTTTACCTGGTCAACTTCTTCCACAAATGTTAGAACAATTTGGTGGTTGTTTTGAGCCAGAGGTAGGTCTTAAGCAACAAAGAGTTTTATTAAGAAATTTATTTAATATTTACAAAGAAAAAGGCACTTATGATGGTTTACTAGCTTTTATAAAAAGTTTTAGTGGATACGACTCTATTGTTGAAAAGGGTAAAAATTTATTTCTTGATTACAACGACTCTTCTTTTGAAGAATCTATAGGAAATTGGACTATATCTTCTGGGGGTACTTTAACAAGGTACGTAGGTGACCCTTTAATAATAGAACCTTACGAAGTAACAGCCCCGGTTGGATATCCAAGTAGTGACAACGGAATGCTTAGATTTACATCAACTGGAACTGGGTCTGTTTCATTTACTTGTGGTGTTAATAATCCTATTACTAAAGGTATACCAGTAACTGAAGGTGAAACATACACATTTAGTATTTTTAGTGCTGCTAGTACAACCACAAGAAATATAAGACTTGGTATCCAATTCTACGACAGATTTGGCGCTGCTTTAGGAACTTTACAACAGGGAGTTCCTGTATCAAATGCTACTTTAGCTTGGGACAGCCCAACCCTTAGACCTTTTGCAACAGCTATAGCTCCAACAGACGCGCATTACGCAAGCGTTGCTGTAAATATTAGTAATACTGCAGTTAGTGAAGTCCATTATTTTGATGCCGCTCAATTTGAAGAAGCAATTTCTAAAACTGCTTTTGAAGACGCAAGAAGAATTAATATAACACTTAAAGCTAATAGAATTAATGAAATTACAAATCCTTCTTTTACCCTTTCATCTAGTCCTTGGGCTGCAACAAATGCGGCTTTAACTTTAGACTCTTCAAAACCAGGAGTAGATATTAGAGAGTTTGTTGTTGTAAACAAAGAATTAAGTTCTAATACAGCTACTTTAACAGTAAGTGATTCTTATCTTCCTATATTTATTAATGACAATATAGTTGTTTCTGGGGTAGGGGCTCCTTTTGATGGGTCTTATGTTGTTACAGCTTCAAACCCTATTGGTAAAACTGTTTCTTACGCTAAAGTAAACGCTCCCATTTCAAGCACTGCTGTATCTCCAAGTGGACTTGTTTCCATCGCAGGAGATTCTTTAAAAGTTACCCCTTCTGGTGTTTCATTGGTATCGGTAGTGGGTCATACAACAACTACTGATTATTTTAACGTTCTTTCTGGTAATGATTATACTTTTAGCGTTTACGTAGAGCCAGAAACAACCAGTGAATTAGTTACTGCTTCTATAAGCTGGTATACAAGTTTAAATACTCTAATTTCAACAGTTAACGGACTTCCAACTCAATGTCCACCTACATACAATATTACACAAGCTGTTTTAAGTGGAAACGTAGCAACTATAACTTTAAATGAAGGATACGATTTTTTAAATTATGCTGGTAACGATAAATCTTTTATTTTAGTTGATGGATTGGGTTCTCCGTATGACGGAACTTGGCAAATATCTTCTGTTTTAAATAACACAGTTAGTTATGCTGTAACTAATACAAATATACCTTTAGCTACAGTTAGTGGAACCGCTTCTCCAGTTGGTATTTGGTATAGAGTTTCAGTAACTGACACTGCCCCATCTTTAGCATCAAGCGTAACTGCAGCTTCTGCTTCAGCAGGAGTTATTACCTATATTGCAAATAATTCACTTTCAATTGGCCAAATTGTAAGTATTACAGGTCTTTCAACAAACGCATTTAATTTAAAAGATGTAGTGGTTGCATCAGCTTCTTCAACACAATTTACTGTAACTAATCCAGCTACGGGCACGTCAGTTACTGGGGAAAAGGGTACCGTATCTCCTTTATTAAAAGCATCTGTAAAAGTAAGTTGGACACCTTCAAATCCAGGGGCAGTAGTTTATTTAGAAGATGCTTTGTTTGAAAAAGCTTCATTTGTTTTAGATTATTTTGACGGGTCTCGAAGCGGTCAAGAAGATTCTACTTCTTTAGTTTGGGAAGGGGCTGTAGAAGCCTCAAGAAGCCATTTTTATAAAAATAAATTTTCTGTAGAGGATAGGTTAAAAAGAGAAATAAGTAAAAATATATTACTTGGTTCTACTTTTGCCCTATATTTTGCTCAACCAGACTAGTAGTACTATAGAAGTATGTTAGAACTAATATTATCTGCTTGCTTTGCAGCTTTCTTTTTAGCTGTAATAGAACAACTAATTGATTTAAGGATTTATAGAGCTATTGCTGCTCTTGCTTTATCTGCAGTAGGGGTTGGTTTAACAGGGGTTACCTCTATACCTTTGTTTATAGTTACTACCGTTGCTAGTGGGTTCTTATCCCCTTTCTTGGTTGTATTAGCTGACAGTATTACCTCCTATAGACCCGCCGTTACCCAACCAACTCGACTAGACCGCTGAGGTTGATATAGTCTTGGTCTAGGAGGGCCAATGACTTACTACGTAATCGTTGCAGGAAACGGGAAAACATCTCGTACAAATATCGAAGTACTTTTAGAAGACCACTACCATGCAGAAGGTGATGGTGGGGTTTTAGTTTTACCTTATGAAAAAAATCCAAGTGAAGGTCAAACTTGGGCTTCTCAATTAGCTAAAGATAAAAACAAAGAAGTAGTTGTAATAAATAAACCTAATGCTATTAAAGAAGCTTTAAAAACAGTTAAAGGTTCAAAAGCAGCAGCGTTTTTACTATGGAACGATGAAGACGAAGATTGTCTTAACGTTTTATCAGAATGTAATGATGCTGGAGTTCCTTCTTTTGATTTAACTGATGGGTTAATCCAAATTAATACTAAAGGGTCTTTAAAGGTAGAAGAAAGACCTCAACCACCTATTCAAGAACAACTATCTATGGAAGTACCAAAGCACATAGATTTTAATGTAGAAGAAGATGAAGACGAAGATGACGAAGATGAAGAAGAAGAGATTGATGAACTAGATTCTCTTTACATTTCATTAGATGAAATAGCAAGAATTTTTGCAACTATGGTCGTCACTCACGTTAAGGACCAACTTAAAAAATGATGTCATTGAGTGCACTTGGATTATTGACTTATTTAAAAAATAACCCAAATGTAAACATAAGCGCACGTTCTTTAG